ACCATTTCTAAGTCCAATAAATCGCTGTTAATTACGTCTTAATTCGAGCTCTTCCTGTACTCGGCCGTGCTTATACCAAGTATGGTACCGAGGAAGGTTATTACCGCCATAACGGTCTTTACTATTTCCTCGCTATAAGGAAGACCCCACTGAGTAGCCAGAGCAAAATACAGCGTAGACAGTGCGGGAAGGACTACCATAGTTACCCACTTCAGAACATCGTACACCTTGTCGTTAAGCTTGAAAAACTGCATAATATTACCTCCTTATTCATGCGCTTTTTTGTTCAAGTGTTTTTCTATTTCATTAATGGCCTCAGTTACGGGGCCATTGCAACCTTGTTCTTTTAATCCTTTTAAACAAGCCAAGAGAGCATAGGTATGTAACCGTTGCTCCTTCTTTTGTTCGACGATTTCGTTTTGAATTGCCGTAATATCAACGTCCTGCTTCTCCTGCTTCATATACCATTGGTGACCTTTATTCAAGTAATGCGCTATTACTCCCATAGCGGTTAGAAGAGAAGCAAACGTGATGATCGTTTGTGCATCCAGATACATTAAATATCTTTCCCTTCTTTTAATTGTTAAGTCGCTTGGACAACAATGATTTTAGCTCGAAAAGCTCAGCTTCGAGTGTTTTAAGCTGTTCATGAGTCTTCTGTGCATCTGCCCAAAGGATAGCGGGAACACGATCGTAGCTTACGCTTTCGGCCTCTACCATACCAGTTTCTTTATTTCTGCAATATTCAATAAGCCATGGGAATTCTTGTTCCATTTCCTCGGCAATGAAACCATAGCCACTGCGACCTTTGTCACCACTAGCCTTACTCTCAAACGTTACCGCTCGAACTCGGTCTATTCGATCTCCAACATCGTCAAACTCCCGAATATCATGTATGTTGCGTTTAAAGCGTTTAGACGATGTTATGCGGTATAAATAGCCGGTGTCCGTATCGAGGCGCATGTTTGCACTATATGATACCCCTCGAGCAGTCAGGTTGCCCATGTAGGCCGAGCTGCCCGTTAAATATAGTTCCCCGCAGGCCATGCGGTCATCACAGCCAAGTGCAGTCGCAGTAAAAGGTGCGCTACATCTTAGACCTGCAATCATGCCTCCATATCCGCTTAAAGTTACATTACCAAGGATTAATTTCCCATCTGTATAATCAGAATACAGTGTGCAGTTTCCTCCCTGTAACCTGTCGCCATATATTGTAAATCCTGCGATTGAGCCGCTATTTGCCGTTATTTTCCCGGTGAACTCGCCCGCACTTGCATATACGGTGCCGCTGATTGTTAGGTTGCCGTTACCATCAAATGAGAACACTGTGTTTCCGCTTGGATTTTTCATTGTTATAGTGTTAGCGGTAAGGTCAATTAAAAATCGGCCATCTTTTGATTGGAGTATACCCGCAGTAATCCGCGCCGCGTCCATACTACCGGTCGTGATGAAGTCTGCTACTATTGAGCCATCTCTAGTTATGGCTGTAGTAAACGGCCCTTCATAACCGTTCGAAGAATATCCAAAACCGGATAGATTGAAACGCCAAACTTTCTGAGCTTGAGAAATATCATCATTATCCAAAAACAGCAGCTCATTAGGCTTATTACCGCCACGAGTATCGTGTAATATCACACTTCCGCCCTTCTGCCCGGTTATAGCTTCAGACGCCGCCATTATAGCAGCTTTTACTGCACTAGACACACCGCTGTTTTTCGAAATATCAATAATGGATGAAGTTTGAGATGAAATGGTATCCGCTAAACCTTTCTTAACTTCTCCGAGTTCCACATTGTCGTACCGTTCAAGCAAGGTGTTGTAAACGGTTTTTACGCATCTCGCGGTCGAAGAAACACCCATAGCCGCAAATTCAACCTTGATCGTGTCTCCAAGCTCGACCCGTTCGAATATCCCAAGATTCTTATACTCCTCCGTCTGGTTCAAATGAACGAAAGAAACGGTAAGATTAACCTCTGGAATGCCGATATTATTAGCCGAAATATAATTCGTTGCAGCATTATCGAGCTGAGTCGTCGAGGGTTGTTCCTCAAAGTCGCTAGTAAAGTCGACTGGCAATATACGAGTAAAATCGTATGTACCAGGGGCATTTACTACCGAACCGCTAACAGTCGTTTCGTTGCCAGTCCAATAGGGTAATACACCGGTATAGACGTTCGAACAATTCTCATCCTGTTCCAAATCTGTAAGATTCTTGCCATACTTTATGGAGACACCGTTATCAAATCCGCGCAGAGAATGCAGTTTAACCGTATACTTATCGAACTCGTATTCTCCGCTATAAACATCCAGTATATTTGATAAAATTGTTCGGCAAGGCGTTGGAGTTTCGATTTCCATGACTCCAGAATTCGTCTTATCGCTCCAAAACGTGAACGGATTACTTATCACACTAGACGTCGTTAAGGCCGTCAGAGCCGCTTGTACGGACTGAGAAGTGAAGTTTTTGACTGGTATTCCACTAAGATCATAGCTAATATGAGCAGCATAAATGGTAACAACCTTATTTAATGGCTTAGTGATTCGATACACACGAAAAGGCTGTTCCGACTGGGCTGGACTCGGTTTAGCGAATATAATACTCCGCTGTTTGATCTCGTCATAAAGATGACCCGTTATAGGATAGGTCATCTCTAACTCATAGGAACCATTTCTTTCCTCTGTAACTATACAAGAGCCGGCATCAATAAGCTTGCCAATTCCTCCTGTTGTAAATGAGGTAGTCGTCGGTGAATATAGTATTGGAATCATAGTGTCCACCACCTAGGAATAATTTCTACAGCTGTAATATTACCAGTCCAGGTTATAGTATTGGCGCCGGTGTCGAGAACTGGAAAATAAAGGGCTGAGATATTCGCATTGCAATTCGTCAGCCCTTTATAAGCGTGCTCCAGCTCGCTATCGAGCATTATATACTCATTTATAGCATTGAGAGTCACAGTCCGATCCCCTATCGTAAAGGTGCCACTGCTACCAGTAATCTTGATTAGAGGTTTAGCCACTTGATTTGTAGGGTTAACCCAAATATCACCCTTACTAATACTAACCGCTTTTTCGCCCTCTTTAAGAAAACGTTGAGGCTTGCAATTAAAGGTGACTTCTACTCTGCCCCCCTGATGAAAGAAATTCTCGATAGAAGTTCCTTCTTGATATAGAGCCATACGATAATATTCTGGCTCATAGCTATCCTCTAATCGTGCATAAGTTCGAGCCGAGTGCAACCACGTGGAGAGACGATTGGCGAGTACCGTGAAATCGCCATGATACTCGCCTATTGCCAACTCGTACACACGCTCTACATTTTGATAGGATTCACTATCGAGTACTAAATCCCCATTACGTCCGGGAACGTGCACAATAGTGTAGTCTCTTTCTGGGTAATTATACTTAGGTGGATGCTCAACCTCGATACCGTAATCTTTGGAAGACGCTCCATTAAACATTATTATGCCCATACAGCGTCCCTCCTTTCGACTTGCTGCTGGAGTATTCTGGATACTTCATTCGCGATTTCACGCGGATTGTCCCCAGTAATTGAGAAATGATTAGTTATAGTAGTCTTCTTTTCTCCAGACATAGTATTACCAAGCTTCTTAATTTGTTCAAGCATGGATGCAGTAAGACTTGTATTATTAGGCTGAAGAGGGAGTGATCCCATAGTGGTTTTTGCCATGTTGACCGTTCCGTCGATAGAGTATCCATTCCAGGAATCCGAAAGCTTGTCTATACGAGTAGCTCCGGACTCTATATCCGACAAGTCTAATATTGGCCGAATCGTAGGTTGAGTATCGATGCCATTTACAACGTCCGACATGCCATTAATGGCCTTTTCCATTACAGTCTTAGCTGTTTTGCCAACGCCAATAGCGGAATTCGCAATACTATTTTCGGAATCCTCCAAACCCAAAGCTAAACCTTCACCGGTATATACGCCGATTTTTCTGAAAACCTTAGAAGGAGAATTAATTCCAAGCCAGCCTTTAACTGTTCTTACGGCCGCCTTAGCAATATCTTTAGCTTTCTGCACTACTGCATCGATCATATCGCCCATACCTTTGATAAATCCCTCTATCACGGCTTTACCCGAAGCACAGAAGTCGGTTACAGCTCCGCCAGTCAAGAATTCGACAACACTGTCTATGATAGTAGTTATCAAATTCAATACTGAATTTAGAAGATCAGTGAAGTTTTCATCAATTGCCTTCGAAAGACCATTGATAAAGCTTATCAGCAAGTCGAAACCCGCTTGGGCTATGTCATCCATTTTCTCACTTATACCACGAATGAGTCCCAAAACAATTTCTATACCTGCCTCGACTATAGGCTGCATATTATTAGCTATAGCCTCCAGTAAACCCGTTATTATAGACAGAACCTTTTCAAATATCATCGGACCATTCTCATCGATAGCCGTAAGAATAGATGTAATAAGGTTCAATATCGTAGTTACTATAAGTGGCAGTGTTTCGCCAATGGTTACGACAAGGCTCGTAATGCCGTCAAGAATTGCCTGGATAATACCAGTAACGATGGCCGATACCACAGTTATTAAGGCATTTACACTGGCCGTACTTGCTAAAGCTAAAGCGGTTAAACCAGCTGCGATGGCAGTCAATCCAGCACCAGTTAAAGCAAGACCCGCTCCAAATGCTAGTATGGATACGCCAACCAACGCCAGCGCACCAGCTAAACCAAGAATAGTGGGTATAACGGGAGTTAAAATCGCGCCTGCTAAACCGAGAACCGCAAAAGTACCTGCCAGAGCAACAAGCGCTACTAGCATGCTTGTAAAAGGAATACTACTTAGGATTTTTAATGCTGTGCCCAATACTATTAGCGAACCTGCTACAATCGTTAAAGCGAAAGCACCTTTGATATTGTCGTTCATTGCAGTAAGGAACAGCGCTAGAACGCCAAGTGAACCTCCGATAGCAACTATACCCTTAGCGATATCTTCCCATTGAAGAGTTTGAAATATCTTTAATGCAAGACTCAAAGTTATTAAGGCTCCTGCTGCAATCGTCAAAGCAAAAGCACCCTTGATATTGTCGTTCATTGCAGTAAGAAATAGTGCCAGTACACCAAGTGAACCACCGATAGCGGCTATACCCTTAGCGATATCTTCCCATTGAAGAGTTTGAAATATCTTTAATGCAAGACTCAAAGTTATTAAGGCTCCTGCTGCAATCGTCAAAGCAAAAGCACCCTTGATATTGTCGTTCATTGCAGTAAGGAACAGCGCTAAAACACCAAGCGAACCTCCGATAGCAACTATACCTTTAGCAATGTCTTCCCATTGAAGAGTTTGAAATATCTTCATGGCTCCAGCTAATATAACAACTGCCGTAGCAACACCAACCATGGCGAGGCCAATACCTAACATTTTCTTTTGCGGAAAAGCGCGGGCTGTTGCAGTAAGAGTTGCCATTACTGCGACGAGAGCCACGATACTACGTCCTAGATCATCTTCAGGTATTTTAGAAAGGGTTTTCATTGCGCTAGCCAATATCAACACGGAAGTTGAAATTCCAACCATTGCTACGGCGATAGTTCCCAATCCTTTTATACCGCCACCAAATCCCGAAAATAACTTGAGGAACAAGCCAAGTTCTGTCATCAAAGCACCGATAGCGACAACCGATTTCATAAGTTTATCGCTTTCAATAGAAGATATAAGCATTAATGAACCAGCTAATATCCCAATCGAAATCGATATGGTCAAGAGCGATTTAGCATCTATGCTTGTTTTCCAAGATGACAAAGCATCTCGAACACCATCCAGCACACCAACTATCGAACTTTTTATATCGCCAAATATTTGAAGAGGCTTTTCAATGCTCGATAATGCTTTTCCAATAAATACTGAAATAGAAGCAATGGAAAGACTGTTGATTAACTTTGGCACGTCTCCTTTTATATTGCTAAAAAGTTTTGATAAAACTTTACTAACAAATGTGGCGCCTTGTCCAATAGCAGAAAATATATTTTTAATATGAGGCGAAGCACCAGAAAACAAGCCCGTTAACCATTTTAAAACGCCGCCTATTTTTTCTCCAATAGTAACAAAAATATTTCCTTCTTCGATACTCTTGGATAAGGAAGTAACCATTTCTCCCAAAGAGCCAGTAAATTCTAAGAGTGTTGGCACGAGAGATTCCGAATTACCAAGAATGGATTGCACGACAGTCCAAACACCTTTTAGAGCATCTTTGATAATACGAAGAACTGAAAATAACCCCTGAAATGTCGAAACTAAATTATCGCGATGCTTTTGTAGAAAATCAGAAATTGATTGCACAAAATCGCGAAAGTTTTCAGTAATCTCGACCAATCGTTCAGCGGTCATTGGAGGAAATACATTAGACCAAGCTTCGCCTAAAATATCCAGCATATCTTTAAACTGGCCTACTATTCCTATTAGTGATTCAATGAGAGCTTTTTGTCCTCCAAGTTCACTCCATTGAGAGAGTAATTCATTGCGAGTATTACCTGGTTCAGCAAAAATGTCGAACATCATCTCTGCTAAATCGGTCCAGGTACTAGTGGCTCGTTCTGCATTACCAAATATCAATTCAAAAGTATTTAACCAGCCAGAGCTTACAGCGTCCCGAGCAGAATTGATAGCGTCGTCAAAAGTACGAGCTTCCTGTGCGGCTTTAAATCCCTTAAGTGAAAATGCATCAATTTGTCCATCTAATTCTTTAATCGCTTGAGATGCGGTTATACCTTTTTCAGTTGCATAATCATAAATCTGATCAACGGCTTTGGAATAATCTTGGAAAACGGACATCATGACATCCGATGTAAACCAAGCTCCTTGTGTTAAGCTCGTTGCAAACTGAGATTTAGTAAAATTATTCGCTTTGCCTACCAAAGAAGAATATGTATCATCAGCGTTTTTCTTTAATGTACCTAATGCTACTGCCGCATCCAAAGCTTTTTGACGAAACTCATCAGTATCCATCGATACGTTCTGAATAGACTTATAATCTTCCAAACGCATGACACCAGCACCCATAGCTTGGGAAAGCTGATACATTGCATGGCTAGCTGTGTTAGCGTTTTGACCGGACAAAGCCGCCCAGTTTGCTATACCTTCCATAGCCGTAACGGATTCGTCCAGGTCTTTGCCGGTTGCTGTGAATTTAGCGATATTAGCAACCATTTGTGTAAAATCGTAACTTGTTTCATCTGTAAACCAGTTCAGTCTTTCAAGTTGCGAATTAACGGTTTCTATATCATAACCTTGAGCAACCATAGTTGCTACAGATTGATTCTTAGTATTGTATTTTGACCATCCGGTGGAAATCGGATCTATCGTTAATGATTTTGCAAGCTTCAAACCAGCATTTACAGCCGAATTAGTGATGTTTGCCAAAGCCGTGACTGCCATGACTTCAAGTGCCGAGAATTTCATCTGGACACTGTCAATGGCATTGCTAAAACCCGAGAAATCGATACGATTTGCAGAATCGCTAATATCTTCTATACCCTTAGAAATCCCATCAAATTTCAAACTTCGTTTAAGTTTATCGATGGTACTCATACTCGTCGCCACATTGCGTTCGAATTGAGAATTATCAAATCGCATTTCAACGACTTTTTCGTCAATCGTTTTGCTCATGCTCTCGTGACCTCCTTCCATACAGATTCTGCTATTTTGTCAAAAATTGGTTGAATAGCAGGATTAATATAATCACGTCCTTCTACCCATCTCCCATTTCGAGAAGCATGGCCGTACTGTATGATTACGGCAATTGGAACTCCATTTTGAATATTCGAGTTCGTAAAAACAATCGACACGCGATTATTGCCCTGCTGTATTTCATAGTCCCACGACTTAGCAGTTAAACCCGAATCTATAGGTGTTGCAGATTGTAAAGCGGCTACCCCTTCGCGACCATAAGCATTTAAATTTCCAATCTTAACTGCTTCTTTAATTCTTTCCGTATATCTTTTAAACTTAAAAAAATTCCCAGTTTGCTTAAAGGTAATCACTTAAACCCACCGCCTATCCTCTCGTACCAAGAGCATTTCTCCGAGCTTCATTCAAAGACTTATTGCGTCGCATAATTTCGCTCTTAGACATTTTCTTAGGTGGCTCATTCTTAATTGCAAAGACTCGAAGAAGTGTTAACAATCGATTGAGATGCCATTTCTGAAATTCCACTGGTATATTATATGAACACATAGCATAATAGATTAATTCATTAGTCAGTATCTCTCTACGAACCGGTTTCTTGTTTTTATCATCGTTGAACCAAGTTGCGGTCATAGGATCGTCTATATACGCTATAATCGCAGATATGTTGTCTTTTGTTAGATTGTTATAGACTTCAGGATCAACATTCTGAGTAATTGTCATACAGCGAATATAATCTATTATCTCTTCTGCGGTCTTTTCTTTTTTATCCAAAAATGGTTTATGCCACTTTGATTCCCATTTTGAAATGGAAACAAGAGAATGCTCTAATTGCAACGTCCATTCTTTAGTATAGCAAAACTCATTTTTGACTTCGTCATAAGCTACTTCCCTAGCAGGTATTGTAATCTGAAGCATTCTCCCTATCCTCGTTTTTACTTCCCTGTTGCAGTATCCTTAGAAATGAGGCCATTAACAAACTCACTGGCCTTCTCTTCATTCGTTGTCAGCTCAGTAAACAAAACCGAATATGCTTCACTTTCTGAAAATTCCTTCGTTTTTTCAGGCAATTTAATGAACCTTCGTCCATCTTCAGACTTTTCGCCATAAGCTTCCAGAAGAAGTTTCTTAAAAATCTTAACTAGTTCATAGTAATTCTCGCTCTTAATTATAGTCTTTATATACGTTTCGATATTATTGTCTATTCCCAGGAGCATTTCGGTAAGTTCCGGTCTAGAAAGATGGAACCAAAAACTTTCAGTACGTTCATTACCATTAAAATCTGTATAGGTAACTGTCTTTACGATCATATTATTTCTCCTTTCTAAATAAAAAAGAGTCGCCAGCTTACCTGAATACGACTCTCTACAACTAATTTAAATTAACCGTTCGCTTTAGGCCCAAAAAGTTCTATAACTTCGGCGGGAAGAGGCAGACGGGCGTCAACATCTTCGACCACATCCCACTTAGACGGATCCCATGCTCCGGCAGTCTGGATGGCGGTCTTACACTTATAAGTTTTACTCTCATAAGTACAGTAATCACCAACCTTATACGTTGCACTTGCACTGAACTCATCAGCCGCTACACCATACAGTATATCTTCGAGCTGCTTAAGTTTAGCTTTATCGCACTTTGTAGAATCAATAGTAAGCAAAGAAGTAGCCTTTCTACCAGGTACGTTAACCGGAGTAGTCGATACTTCCCAAGAAAAAGTTATAGCCTCAGGAGAATCATTTATAGTACTGTAAGCGCGCTCACTAGGAGCCGCCAACGCACCATATATCAGATGAAGCTTATAGCCATGCTCATTACCTTCGAGGTCGTTACCGACAACCGTCCGGTAAGACATACCGAAAGTCTTACGTTCCTGCTGGCCAATAGTAACGCCCTCAGAGACCTCAGCAGAACCATCGCAAGCTTCGAATTCTTTCGGATAAGTATAAGCCTCAACTGTTGCGCCAAATTCTTCAGCAGACATAAGATTGAGATACTTCATGTCATCTGCATAAAGTGCAGTAGCTTCGGCGCCAGACGGAGATTCGGTGACAGCGGTAAGACCATTCCACGCCACACCCTTACCATACTTATTCTCACCAAAAGGATAAAGTACACCATTTCGAACACCGGTTTCGAACAATCGTTCGCCAGCATTATCCCAATTAAGTCTCATAGATTTGCCTCCTTAATAGTAAAGTGTAAACACATCGTGATACAGATTGTCGGAAACATAATTACGATCATATTGAATCCCAGGAATTCGAGAAACGTCCATAACAATAGGGCTGTCGGGATTCGAATCTATCACGATTACAGAATAAAAATGCGATTGTATATAAACTAAATCATCTCCAAAATCATTATCGATTTTTTGACGTTTATATACAATCGCTGGGTATTCCATTTGAACATTCGGGGGAGGTTGAAAATACACATTGCGGCTCCCTAAAGTTTTCTCCAAAAGTTTTTGAAGATCGAGTCTAGTGCGCATTATATATACCTCCCAGCGATAGATTCAAACGAGGAAAATTCACTTCCACGCTTATAACTTTCCATTTCTGCCCCATATAAGTAGCATAGCGTATAGCGTGGAAAGTGTTCCTAGCATATGGGTCGGCTACGATGCTTAAGGTGTTTTGTATCACGATATCATCATTAACCTTCTCGGCTGTTCGAAACTTTCCCGTGTTCTGAATCCAATCACCATAATAATTGTGTTCTACGATTTGCTCTGACCACACACCAGGTGTTGTTTCAATCGTCGTAGCAAAGCCGATTTTCCCATAATATTTTTTCATTTTGAATTTTTACCTTATTATTCGGCTACGGCAGACCATTCAGTAAGATCCACGGTAGAAGCTCCCTTGCTCACTGTGGATACCTTATTTGCGGCCAGAGAAACAGCGGCCAAAGTAGTAGTGCCATCCATAACCAGCAGACGACCCTTCTTAAAAGCGTCCTGAAGAACAGACTGGGTTACCTGGGTCTTATAGTCGGACTCATAATAGAGCTTCTTATCAGCAGCCTTACCATAGAAGACATATGCGGCGATATTCTTGTCCTTAGCCTGATCAAAAATCTTCATCATAATTACATACCTCCTAATATTCTTTCAGTAGATTAAGCAGAAACCTTTTCTACAGCTATGGCAGAATAGGGAAGAGTCAAGGCACCAGAGCAACGAGTTTCAATAAGATACTTCTGCTGGTTATAGTCAATGTCGAAATCATCGAACATATTGACAGCACCACCCTTATCCGCGCCAATGGTATAGTCATTCGGATTGACGATAATGCCCAACAGAGTATGCACCTTACTGGTATCATCAGTTCTCGTCAGGTTCTCCATTACGGGAACAGTAACGATTTCCTTAACACGCAGAGTCGTAGCCAGTTTGGCAGCTGACTCATAGATTACACGACCGGTAGTGTCTTCTATAAGAAGCATATCAGTAAGCATATCTTCAGTAGTGTACAGGGTAGGATTACCAGAACCCTTATAATTCTTACGAGCCTTAATGCACTGCTTAATGAAATTCTTTGCTATAGCGGAATCGCTATCGCTAGAGGCAACGCTGACAGTCTGCTTAATTGTGTAGAAATCATCATCGGTCCAGATAGGACGAATATGAATAGGATCAATCTTATCGTCAGAGGAACTTACACGACCATCGCCAACCAAGACCGCCCTAGCAATTTCCTCATCTAGCATAATCCGCATTTCCTTCTTTATCCAAGCTACTACATCCAGATCAACGATATCAACCACATCATCGCGATCCATCTTCTGCTTCTTATACACAGTAGTGGGGCTAGTGCTTCTCTTAAGCAGGGTGAAGACTTCTTCCTTCTTAAGATTCCCCTTAATATAACCCTTAGCGCGAGCATCATCCTCGGTAATATTAGCGAAAAGGGACTTTATCCTAGAAAAAGGAGTGTGGCGAATATTATTCATGAGCTTGCTCACCCAATCCATATTGCGAGAAACAAATATGGGCTCATTCGTTACCGAGCGATCATCGGGGAACAAATATCCAACGTTCTCTATACCATAATCAGCATGGAACAGAGAATTACTATCGCAACCTCTATCCTGAGCAAAGTTCTCAACCGCTTCCCTCATACTGCCGGTACGCCTAGCATCAGCAAGTATAGCCTGCATGTCATCAGCATGAATCAGAGTGGTTTCGGGATCAACGTTATCAAATACATTATGCTTCATATTTTCTCCTCCATCTTCCTCTTTGTCGTTATCTTTTTCATCTTCGAGAGCCTGACCAATCAGAGCATAAACCACAGTCTTCTGCTTTTCATTCAATGTTTCAAAAACATCGCGTACAGTTTCTTCATTGCTCGCCATTTTATCTTCCTCCTTTGTGGAATTATGTTCGAGTATAAAATCTTCGCCGGTATAAATATCCGCTTCATCTTCTACCATTTCTCCATGGCGCATCACATTAGATATAAATGCTCCAGGATTAGCACCGGCCAGAACAAGACTGACCTCTTTAATATCGCCGTGAAGAACATTCGAGCCTTCCTGCTTAAGCTGATTTGCAAATATTGACAAAGCAGAAATATCCCCATGTTCTACGAGAAGTTTAGCGGCTTTACCAGCTTCGCTTTCATTAAACGTGCAATATGCATAAACACCATCTTCCTGATTCTTCAACAAAGCGTGACCAAGAACGTTACTAGGATCGTCATACCGATGGTTCCAAACCAGCGGTACAATTTTCCCGTCACAGTCTTTAAAGGCGTCTCTACGTATCACACGGCCATCGGAGCATTTCAAATCATTTCGAGTTGCCCAACCGTGAAAATCGTATTTTACCATTTTGAATTATTCCTCCTGTTTTAAAGTCGCGTTTATCCTTTCTTTTGTAATACCGTCCAGTTGTTTAACCTTGGGTGTCTCTTCGGCCGACCTATTAAGGTTTTTATTCCTCAATTCATCAGCCTGAGGAGCGCTAGAAGGCTTCATACCGACAATTTGACGAATTTCATTTGAAGTCATGATTTCATTACGCGTAAACTTATCCGCTATTTCGGCAATCTCAGACACAGGTACCAGTTTGAATGGCTCCATGAAAAAAGAAATCGACTGCCCCTGAGTTCTTGCAGTTTTAGTAATAAAACGAACTTTCATGGTGTCGACAATTGCGGAAAGTATTGGCTCGATAATTCGATTGCGATAATTTAATATCGTTTTTTCGTCGGCGGTTCCATCTAATATCGTCTGTGTGATACCTAACTGGCTAAAAAGCATGCTCGTTAAATATTCAACCTGCTTCAAAAGATTGTTCTCCACCGCCCGATTCAATTGAGTTATCCGCTCAGTACCATCAGTATACGCAATACCATATTTAGAACCGGTTAACTGTTCTTCGATTTCCTTTCTTCGATTTTCGGCTTGCTGCCGACGTGTTTCAGTCTTTACAACATAAGGGAGCTGAATGATAAGATCTAATTTACCGGAACTGCTCTGCTCGTCTACTGCATCGAGAAGTTTTAATTTCCTAATAAGACGCTGCATAGTCGAGTTAGGCTCGTTCATAACGGAATACATTGGGTTTTCAATAATGGCAACTTTGCGTTTTGGCCGAAGAATTTGCTGTTTACGACCAGAGTTATCATTATAAACCTCGACTTTTACCTGTTTCGGATACCATTCAGTAATCTTTCCGGTTCGAATCTCATAAATATCATACGAATCCGTATAATCCGGATTAACGTCCGTTACTGTCGGAACTAATGCAACACATCCCTCATCGAGCATTGAAAGGACGACATCCTGAAGAAAAGCTCTACCAGTCTGATCGATGTTTGCTTCGAGAGTAAGGCAGTTATTCAAACCCGACTCAATAGTATTCAAATATCCGCCATCTTCATCTAGTCTTATATGTCGTATAGGAATGGCTGCGACATCAATAGCTATTCGATTATTAATTGCGGTAATTATAGATCGTTCGTTACCCCTAGTCGGCCTATATCTGTCCGGGCGATAACTGGAACTATTACCCGAATTATCGAAAATCGGGGTGGGATCACGATTAAAAAAAGCATTCCAAGCATTTTTAAACCTGGAACCTATAGTTTCAGACATTTTAAAATATCTCCTTGCTAAGCAATATTAACTTTTCGTTTACTGTATGCAACTCGACCAGAAGCCCAAACGCCGTTTTTAAGTTGATTAATATTATAACCTTGATCAGCCAAAGCCATATGTACTCCTACTTCACCACGTTTAGCGATAAATTTGACCGCTCTACCTGACGGAGCTGTTATGTTAGTTACTTTTTCATTCATGAGTTCGGCTAATTTACGATTATAAGAATTAATTGTAGAAGCACTAATTTTACCCTTTGATGTTCTACTTCCAGGCTCGGACAGAAGTTGATTAGCATATCTATTCATATCCCTCGAAACGCTCTTTTGCGTTTTAGAAACGATTTTATTATAGTTCTTATTGGCCCATTTAACATCTTTCTTTTCCAGACGTTTTTGGCCCAACTCGGTTAACGTTCCATCAGGATTCTGATATCGTCGAACGCCCCACTTCATACCAAGAATGCCATGATGGTAGAGTTCATTTTTAAACATTCATGAGAATCCTCCTTATTCAAACGCATCCTTATTCAGTTTATATGCAACGTAAGCATCCATCATAGCCGAAACAGGATCTATTTTCTGTTCGTAACGTCTTTTTAATAGTTTACGATTACCGTTCGTATCTTCGAGCGTGATACAATTTCCCATTGCAAAAGACATAAGTTCTTCATCAAAAATAAGCATTCGTTCTTCGGACAATTTCTTCAATTCTCCGAGAGGAACTGTCTCGGTCCTAGCTCCTTGACGAACCATCTCAATTCCAAATGGTCCATTTTCCGATTGCCATCTTTCAATAAACTCTTTAGCATTAAACGGGTCATAGCCCAAACAACGAACGTCATATTCAGCTTCAATAATATGCTTATCAATATCTTCGAAAACTTCCATCATATCTAAAACAGTTCCCTCAAGAACAATCAGACTACCTTCTTGCATAAACTGATCATATTTAATTCGCATAGCACCTGGAAGTTTATGTAACGTAAGAGATGAAATATATGATCTTACTTTTACGCCGAAACGACCATTCCCCAATGGAAATAGAAATACGAAGGCACAAAAGTCATCGCCCTGCGATAAATCAGCACCCATAGCACAAGGCATCTTCCAAAAACTTTGTTTTCTATGAGGAAGGGTCTCTTCATATGCGAAGTAATAGGTATAACCCTCCATCGGAATACCGAATCGTTTTGCTAAAATATCATTTCGTGTAGCAGGGGCTTTCTCAGCTCTTTCAACATCGAGTTGATATGTTTCGTAACTGACTGTCTTTCCAATATTCGGATTGGCTTTAACCCACATTTCGGGATTGGCAACCTCGTCTACAGAATCAAGTTTGTACCACCAAATAGAAACATGCGGGTTAATATATTCGCCTTTTAATATATCTGCCAACTCCATTTTGATTGTATCGCCGCTTCCATTACGAACTGTACCTTCTGAACTCGTTGCTATAATGATATAATCATCTACCTTAGAGGCGCCTTGCTCAATAGCTCCAATTACATCTTCGCGTATATCGCCAGAGAGCCATTCATCTACAGTTGCAACTTTACAACGCAAACCCTGGAGTTTGGGTATACTCATTGGACGAATTTCAATCAATGAACCGGTTAGAAAATTCTCGATTCCTTTTTTTGTTGATGCTAATTTGACACGATTGGCCTTGGGACCAGTTGTATTCTGTATCGAGCCCTCTGTTAAAAACTTAAAAAGTGGACCACGAGATCTGATTATAGCTGTTCGGATTGGCGACATGACTTCGTCCGCTTGTTTCATCGTTGGAGCGGTCGTAATTTGATAAGTTGTAGTAGTATCTACGTTTTCGAAATACGACTGAATACATGAATCATATAATGATTTCGCAGCGCCTCGACCGACAATTAAGTATTGTTTATTAGTCAAGCGCTTCTTGATGCGCTTTCTAACATATCCTCCACCATGACCATCCAAATTAGGCTCGTACACACTTCGTTCTACAAAATAGAACCATCCGAAAACTTGCTCGCCCCAAAGTTTAAAACTATCAAGGAGACTAAGATCGGAGCCATCAGTTAATGTAAGCTCACGTTCGCAGTATTTAATCCAGCCTTCAACGGCTTTATCGTCGTAATAAACGCCGGGATTAGCGATTAGATCGTCAATACGATTCATCTCCATTGAAATTTCGCGATTAACGGGTATCTCTCCTCGTATTACAGCATCACGAAACATACCGTAGTATTTTGGAGTAGCTGTATTTGATAGTGCCATAATCTTAATAACTTTCTATTTGTTTAGAGAACGTTTCAACTCGTTTATGATTTTGGTATTGTTTTTAGCAAGTTCGTTCCATTCGGTCATGTTATATCTATCTACCAAGCTCTGGGCCTTTTGGAAATCTTTATCATTACTATAGAAATCCAGCAAAAGCTTATTCAAGTTGGCATCAAACCGTTCATTGAACCATTCATTATAGTCTTCCACATAAGCATCACGCTTAAAAAAGTTCTTTCCGTACTTTTTTTCTTGTTGAGCGTTAAATGCTTCTATGCCGCCATTATTAGCCTCATCGGCAGCCTTATTATAAGCATTAAGGTGAATTCGATTAGCATTTTTATTGAGTTTTTTCATTACCTTTTGAGACGTTCTTTCATATTCACGGCCATATCTTTTCTTCCCAGAAGGAGTTAAAGAACCATCTTCATTCTGATAACGTCTTATACCCCACTTCATGCCAAGAATACCGTGATGGTAGAGTTCATTAGTCATGCTGTTCGTCCCCTCCTATTCGAAAATATCACAATCCATTACGGTTAAGTTCTTTAATGAGTTGATTTCCAATAGCATTCGCAATACCATTTCCAACGATTTTACCAACGGTAACAAGTTGGTTACTATTATTGTAAATACTTAGTGCCGTGCCCATAACCCCTGCGCCAAGAACAACATATTTCCAACCTTTTTTAATCGCATTCGGATTGAGTTTCTTATAATTCTGTTCAAGTTGCGCTCTTTCGGTTAATTTTCGTAATTCCGCATTCGACATTTCATTGATAGATTTCCGCTTCAATTGGTCGACCGCCTTTGCGTCATCGCTCCAATTACTAGTTCGATCTCGTCTGCGTTTCTTACCGGCCGGAGTATAAGTGCCATCTTTATTCTGATAACGTCTTATACCCCACTTCATACCGAGAATACCATGATGATACAGTTCGTTTTTCATGATTAATCACCTCCATTATTAATTAGCGGAGGATCAGCTTCTACCATAAGTCTCCATTCGAATTCGACGATCTGCGCTTTTAATGATTCGAGCACGGATGCTATGGTTGGAGGATCAAATAGAAGCCTAACTTTAGCATACATATAACTCTTAACAGCTGCAAGATTCGAGCCGTCTGCAAGGAAGTCGTTCCAGGTATCCAAATCGCTTGTAATGCTAAATCCATCTTTCGGACCAACTCCAAGCTGCTTAAGAATCATAAAAACCGAATTAATATTAATAATCAGGTCGGTATCAAAAGATGTATCCTCCTGCGATATGCCTACCAATTTCTTTACTGATATTAGTATGCTATCCATTTTGATTTTTTCTCCTTTAAGACGATAGTTCCACAAAATCTTTCATACAGTAGCCTTTAACACCATAACTATTGGCCACCTCGAAAAAGACCGAATTCGCTTCCCCGATCAATTCTAGTCGGGTGCCTTTCTCCAATACGCAAAGAATTTTACTTTCGGCGCAGGGAAATTCACGAAGATTAAGCCTTTCGCATGTAACCATAACAAAAGATTTAATAGGAGTTTTTTCAATAGCATGAGGTTTGTCGTAATTTCGATTATTTCGAGACATTATTTCCTCCATCAATGCCGCCAAGGGCATGTATCATATTGTTTTCGTTCGATTTGTGCGACTATCAACAATTTTTCATCGCCGTAATGTATTGCGTTGTGTGTGTTGTGTGAAGTTGTAATAAGATTATTCAAATCAAAAACGCAAGGGTTACACGCAACTATGTCTTCGACTGTTATCGGATTAATGTGATGAATAATAATTTTACTGTAAATCTCAAATCCCTCGCATCCCAAATCACAGCCGTTATCGCGTAATATTACCTTATCTCTTACTCGTTTCCATTCACTTAATGTATAAAGCTTTTGATTTAAATACCTATCATGTCCAAAAGTTTGATTGCCAATAACCCCATAGACTTTAAGATAACGAAAACGTTCCTCAAAAGTTGGTATTATTATTAGTTCATTATAAGACTTCATCATCATCCGAATCGTCCCGCCCACTATATTCTTTCATAGCTGCTAGAGCCTCGAGATACATTTCTTTCATCTCTGTAGCTGATTCATAAGCATGTTTCTTAGCGTCAAGCAATGCTACCTCTTTTTCAAGTTTAGCCCTTTCCAACCGCTCTCTTTCCGTCCCCAATCTCAAATAATGAGCTATCACCTGCGTGGAGGCGGTTCCATTCCTAAGCTGTTGTTCAGCCAAATCAGTAGCAAGAAATATCAGCTGATTTTCTCTGGCTTCTGGAGTCAAAGCTGGTTTGAATTTAGTCTCAGAATTTTTTTCAGAAGTTACTTTTTTCACAATAACCGCCTCCTTTCGTCATTTATAGGGATCATGAAATGAAGATTTTCAGCCTTCCGTAATGGGTCCACTTCTTAAGATTATCGATTTTACCCGTCATTCTATTGTAAGTCTTGCGACTCCAAATATCGGGAAACGGACGGAATACCACACCATAAGCGGTGCCAGCGGCTTCATAAAGACCATCAGAACCAAGAACTGCCATATGAACAGCCTTACCTGTTGCATCAACCCTAAAGAAAATGTCCAAGGGACGAACTTCGTTGGCGGTTATCTGCTTGCAGAAGTTTTTAAACATTCCATTAGCAGTAGTATCATCCTTACGATTGACTACTCCATCGCCATTAATATCGATAAGCCCGATCATCTCATTCAGCTTCATAAACAAACCAGAACAATCTTCGGCATATATATGACGTCCAAGGGAATTGGCCCTCGAAACTTCTGCCAGCATCCAATTCTTTCGACCACCGGTAAAATACCCAGGTCTATCTTTCGCTCTCGCATTTACATAATCTGCGGTTACTTCGTGTCCCTGAGCACCGATAATATACTCGTCACCGACCATCATTCTCAGCCAACAGGTGGCGTCATTAATGAGCTCATCGTCATATACGAGTTTAGAAACATCCGGAGTCATATTCAGAGCATCCATAGTTATGTCATCCACAATACCAGTAGTAGGAAATCCTTTATCCTTCTGGAATTTCTCTACTGCTTTTGCTGACTTGGGGCCATATACTCCATCTGTAGAAACCTTATAGCCATGAACTATAAGGCGCTCCTGAACGTGTTTCACTTCCTCGCCCCTCATATAAGGATTATCCAATTTAATTTCCATACGCTTATCAAGAGTATTAAGCGCGGCCATCGTAGCGTCATCTACAATACCAGTAACAGGTAGTCCATTAGCCTTTTGGAACTTCTCTACTGCTTTGGCTGACTTGGGTCCGTATATTTCGTCAACGGAGACCTTATAGCCATGAATTACAAGACGCTCCTGAATATGTTTTACTTCTTCGCCTTTCATATAAGGCATATCGAGTTTAATTTCCATCGATTATCCTCCAAGTTTTAGGTCCAACAATTCCGTCGTCATCAAGAGCATTGTCACGCTGCAAAGCTTTTACTGCATTTCTTGTTTTACTTCCAAATATACCATCAGCCGCACCGCAATCGTAATTGTGTGCATTGAGCCAATTCTGAAGCTGAGAAACATCGGTATAACCGTCTTCATCTCTCATGCCTTTTCGCAAAGTTCGACGAATCTCTACTCCATTTTGAATTTCTTGCTCTTTATCTCTGACTGGCTGAATCACCAGGATGTCGCCAACACGCAGTACATCTTCCCAACTAATGAAGCACTCGCCCCTCTTTCCCCATCTGGAACCCCACGAGTTTTGAACGCAGGCATATTCCGTGCCGTTGATAACATCCCAACCGAAAACTCGCATTTCATGGTAGCCATACGTAGATTGAGTACAAGGCCAGATACCCTTGCTATTCGGATTCCACTGGCTTATAGCAAAGCATGCGGCAACTCCATATCCGGCATACAAGGCGGATTTAATGTCGTTAACCGTATAAGCTCTGCCATAAATAGCTCCTTTAAAAGGAGCAGCTACTTTTTCCAATGCAACACGATTTTGGCGATAATAGTAGATTACATCCATAACCTCTCTTTCGCCACGATCGTTTTTATATGGCGCAATACCATAGGTATTCAAGAATTTTGCTGCTTCGGCTGGAATCATTCCCTCCATCTGATGGCTCCTTCCGCCACCATAGAGAAAATTTGTACCGAATTCAATACCATATGCTTCTCGCATAATATTGCGAAGAGTTTGTGCTACACAAGTGCCATGCTCTTGATCATAATTCTTACCTACATGCTGTTTAAAAGTTTTTGGCAATGTAACAGGCATAAGGGTTCTTACAGAATAGTCTCTCGGATCTGGAGGTGATGGGATAGCTCCTATCTTATACATGATTAAACTCCTTTTTAAATATGTTTATCGTTTCATTCGAAATATCGCCAAAAATGCGAAAAATACCCCGAAACCTAGAATTACACAAACACCCACTATAGCAGCCGTTATCGGAGCATCTCCAGTCTTGGGCAGTACCATGTTTTCAACGGGTTTTACGGTAGCACTCTGAGCCTTCCAGCTTACTATTTTTTCAGTTTCGCAAATCTTGCCGAAATTTCGGAGAAGTACCTCGTCGCTCATTACTATCCTTCCGCCATAGACGTCTTCTAGTGTCATCTCTAGCTCGTTTAACTTCTTGGTTAGTTCAAGAGCGGTACCATTAAACCTTACATCTGTGACGATATTGTTCACTCGTGTAAAAGTCAGTTCGCCTATCTGGACTGTATTCCCGTTAACAGTAACTTTATCAGAGCCAAAATAAAGTTCATTCATATCAGTCTTTTCTGTAATCTTGACCTGAAGGTAAGGGTCGTCTCCGGTCACCTTGGCCTCATGAAGACCATTAGAAAGGGTTCGAGTATACTCTAGGTCATGCATAAAAAGCTCATAACCATCGAAATCGTTATTATCCTTATCCCTTACAGAAAGCGAAAAATAAACCTTACCGTGCTTCTTCGCAACGGCATTCAAATTCTCAGTAAAAGCTGTGCCCAAATCAGAATTGACCACTTCATACTTATCCGCCTGAATATTGTAATAGGTGGAATTCTCTACATTTAGCGTCTTCCAATTAAGTGCCAACGCCGATGACATTGAAAAAACAAGTATCATAGTAATAAGAAGTGCTATAATCTTTTTCATTTTGATTTTTCCTTTCTTGTATCTATTAAAGGCATTCATATTAAGTCGTAACGTCTATCTTTGCGTATCCGCCCCTTGCATGTACGGTCCCCTGACCGTTTATCGTGCAATTCGATACGAGCAGGTACTCATAATCCGGGCCATGATTTACACACTGCGCAGAAGTTCTTACGCACTTATTGTCCACAAATATACCGTACTTCTCACTTCCCCCCAGGATGGGGCTTATCTTTGTATGCAAAATTGCAGTATCACCTTCCAAAACGGTATAAACTCCATTTTCCGTAATTATCTCATCGTTAATCTTCACGTAACGTTCACCAAATAATCCGGAATTATCCCATGTACCAGTTAACGTGACGGTCAAATTAGTACTCGGAGGTAGCAACATTCTACGTTGTTTAAAAAAACGTCTGTCCATAAGTTACACCTTTAAGTTGAAACGTTAGGCTCAACTACTTTCCTAAATATTGCAATTTTATCTTTTATAGAAATTTCAAAAGTTGCGCCAGGAGTATTCCAGTTAGGAACATCGCCGATTCTTCGCATATCTTCTGGAAAACTAATGTTATTATTAGTCCCATTAGATAAAGTCAATGTGATCCAACACTCAAAATATTGACTAGCTGGCCAAAGAAACTCTATAGTAGAAACATTGGTGAGATAATACTCATTCGCGTCGGCTAGTGTTATGATAGCTGGATTTTCAGTATAAGTATTGCGAGTAAAAATTCCAGGGTCTCCCTTAAGAGCCAACACCTCTTGCCACTCATTCGTAGCTTCATTCTTAATTTTTAATATTCCCATAAGGACCTCCTATGGATTATGTAACTTCAACCCATTTACTACTACCTGTTCGCGGTTTGTAGACTGATGATTTAATATGCTGGCTTATACATTTCCAAGTTTTTCCATCATGCACAACAATGGTATCTTCTGCTATAATTTTACCGTCTTCTATATCATTCCAAACCAAATGAGGTGTGACGTTTTCTTCCCAATATATCCCTATATTTGCCGGATCTGTAGGGTTTTTTCCTTTACTATATCTAATTGCTATATATCCACCTTCTACAATATCACCAGCAATATATCGTGTTTCGGGATCCCAAGCAGCCCCTTGCGTTGGTATTGGTGTAAGACCAGATCGGGCAGCAGATAATACCTCTTCAAGTTCGGCTTGAACATTATATAGAGCAGATGCTCCGTTTATTTCATCAAAACTAACAGTCTCAACATCTGGAAGTTCAGCTCGTCCGGCAAGATGGCAAATATAGTCATTATTCACAACTACTCCAGTTGCCTCATCATCGGAGCATAAGCAATATATTCCATTAGACTGTAATTTTACATAGCGAATAACATCTTCGTAGGATAGGTGTTTTCCGTTTTTTTTGATTTCGTACATATTATCTCCTTTAACAGCCGATCCATATTTTTCAATGTTCTGAATGAATCGCAACGCTGCGCATGACCACGCCAAGAATTATAAGATAAGACAACGTCCTCTGTTGTCATAACTCCAGATTGTAACTTTCTAGCAAAAGACTTTAGTTTTCTCCTCATACGAGTAATCGACTCTCGTGAAAGCTTTCTTATTACGCGTCCAGAATCAGTCAGCATAAATCTCATTTTTAAAAAACTAACGCCTTCTTTTAGTTTGCATATACGTGTTTTCTTAGGATTGAGAGTGATTCCTAACGTTAGACACTTATTTTGTATAGTAGATAAACATTGGCGAAGGTAATGCTTACTTTCATGTATTAAGTATCCGTCATCCATATAACGACCATAATACTTTATTTTAAGCAATTCTTTAATCATGTGATCTAGAGAATTCGGCAACGCTAATGCCAAAATCTGAGATACCTGACTACCAAGCCCTAGCCCTGTTTTACCAAATCTATCAACAAAATATTTAGCATAATTAAACGCTGATCCTTTTACTTTTTCCAATTCTCTAAAAATCACCTCATGATTAGCATTATCAAAAAACTTACTGAAATCGAAAGTCAGAACATAACCTTTTGAACCATGTTTACGATAATACCTATGTAAGTGTTTTTCTAACCGATCAAGAGTAAAATCTATCCCTTTGTCTTTTAAACTTGCGCCATTATCATAAATAAATGATGGGCTTATAATAGGAATCAGAGCATTGTCGCACAAACATCTTTGCACTACTCGTTCCGATATATGAACACTTTTAATATGGCGAAGTTTACCTCTCTCGAAAATATTAAATTCAACGAATCCCTTAGACCGATATGATCCTGTTAACAATTCCTCTTGTGTCTGAAGGACATTATATAACGCATTAGCTTTATATAATTGGACGCTGCTTTTCCATCCTACTCCTAAGCAACAATCCCGATATGCCTTATATAGATTACTAAAGCTGAATACATTTTCACATGCGGCATTTCGACTATCCAAATTACGACGCCTTTTATTGCGCCGTCTTAGATATCTCACCTCTCTCCTTTCTTCACTTGTCATAATTACCTCCGTGTGGTAAGAATATCGAGCGCGATTATAACCATATAGTATCGGGCTATGAAAATAGTTACGCGCATAGCTATCCATGCAAGCAGCGTCCAGCCAAATACATCGAAGGTATAATTTACCCATGCGGGATGGTCTCGATCTCCTTCTGCTAAAATGATGATTTCACTAAATTAGTTACTTTGTCCAAACATAACAGAATCCGAAGCACACGCCATAACTAGTGTTGGCGTTGTTGTTATTGGCCGCACCTGAAGTGTTCACAGCACAGAAGTTGTTGGTGTTGCTGGAATTAGGTGAACGTTTTACAGATCGAAACCAAAATTTTTAAATCGTTTTTTATCTGTGGCTTTTAAACCTCGTATCAACGTAGCCTCTAACTTTAGCATTCCGACAATCGTTGAAATACATTTCTGTAACGAATCATCCGCATAATAGTTATATAGAATATCAAGTTCGTCTAATAGCATTTGTAAACTGGCATTAGCATGAATAAGATAGTCACGTCTTATCTGAAATTCATGTTGGTTAGTAGGATAGACACTATTAGCACCTTTAAGATTATGATGAACATCGGCCGCTAATCTTACCAGTTCGGTTCCTCCTAGGAAAGTATATCGTTTTGGCAATCTACTTACTAATTTGCGAACCGCAACATTGATGTTCCGAGCAGTATCCAAAAACTGCATATTACTTTCGCCACGCTGATTTTTTCTAACAGACATATAAGTTTCCTTTCCAGCGCCCACGAGGGGCGCCAGATATTAAGATTAAATGCAGAATCCGAAGCACACGCCATAACTAGCGTAGGCGTAGTTGCTATCGGCCGCACCTGAAGTGTACACAGCACAGAAGTAGTTGGTGCTGCTGGAATAAGGTGAACGTAACCACCAGTACGTCGCAGAACCGTTGAGCTTTTTAATACGGGTGTTGCTTGCGGTGAACCTGGCATACTGGGTTCCCTCACCATCGACCGAATACTGCTTACTACCGAAAATCTCCTTTTCTGCGAAGAGGAATAAGGTATCGCTGATACTATTTATGATTCCGCTTGCGCCACCGGCCGACGTTTTTTTAGTTACCTCTTTGATAACGTCGCGAAGATCGGACGGGAGTTGGTTCCATATATCACCGCGCAGTGTTGCACGAAGAGCGCAGCCTCCCCAGCCTCCGGAGTTGGTATTAGAACTATTCATCTGGTAGGCGGTATTGAGGCAATCCTTTAAGCCGAATGTTAGACCTACCTTGCCACTTCCGTCCGCTCTGTCATCATGAGAGAAGCCTACAATCTCCACGACGTATGTTGCGCTGCCTATGGTAACGTTCTTGGTGTCACCTATATTGAAGTAATCGGACATAAGGCCGTTTTCGCTGATATAATCTATCTGCGCCCACGTGAAGTCGTTCAAGGGAGTTCCGGCAGGCGGTAGGCTAACACCTATCTTTACCCAAGCGCCGGCCATCCCGAGATAAGCCTCTACATTGCTCCACTCACCATTACTACCGTACTGCTTTACCGCTTTGAAACCAACGCGGAATAAAGGACTGTCCTCTGCAAAAGTGATAGCGCCAGCACCGCCTTCTGCCGCAACAACCCACACATCGCCACTCGCGGGGCTGGAGGGTATATCGGTATCAACATATATTGTGCTAGGGGTAGTAGAGGTAACGATATAAATCTGGTCATTAACTACTGTCAATGGTAAAGATGACCCTGAGATTACATCCAGGGAAATACCTGCACTACCTCCTCCACCGCTTGGAAACATAGAAATAATACCCATTAACTAAATCTCCTTATTAAAATCGGCAAATCGACCGTCGGGGTCTTGATTGCCTTAAGTGTAATAGTTCCAACGCCAGCACTAATACAGCGAATTTGTGCAGAAATTGCATCGGAAAACTGTTCGTCTGTGGCAGTCTGTGCCAAACCGACTTCCAAATTAGAAGACGCGGTTACATTAGAAACAGCGATGGTAATACTATTACTATTCCATGATGAGGCTAAAGCAGTAACGATAGTTTCGATAATCGGAATTTGATAATCAATTCCGGGTAAAGCTTGACTCATCTTACCTCCGCTACCTTTTATCAGTCCATTAAAAATAGTCGTAGTATCGCCAGTAACATGTAATGCGGCGCCCAATTCGTTAAGTGTTGTTGGATTACCAGCCGGATCAATCCAGACATTTTTCTGCGGATCAGTTGGAGTACTTGAACCAACGTAAACTCCACTATCGCCATCGGCGCCTTTTTCGCCAACAGGTCCTTGTTCTCCAGTATCTCCTTTTAGACCATCCGCGCCCTTGGGACCTTGAATACCCTGATCGCCCTGCGGGCCTTGTGCACCTTTTTCGCCTGTGTCTCCTTTAGCGCCCTTAGGAATTCCAAAGACAAAATTAAATATTTTCGAAGTGTCTTCGCCTGAAGCTTCAACTGCTACTGTGGGTTCCGCATTCGGTTCGAGCTGTATAGCGGAGGCTGTAGGAGTTCCAAAGCCAGCTGGAGAACCTGTATTACCGATAGGGCCTTGGTCGCCCTTTTCACCAGTAGCGCCCTTTTCACCAGTAGCGCCCTTTTCGCCTGTGTCTCCTTTAGCGCCCTTAGGAATTCCAAAGACAAAATTAAATATTTTCGAAGTGTCTTCGCCTGAAGCTTCAACTGCTACTGTGGGTTCTGCATTCGGTTCGAGCTGTATAGCGGAGGCTGTAGGAGTTCCAAATCCGGCAGGAGAACCATTAATTCCTTTTTCGCCAGCGGGACCCTGCTCACCCTTTGCACCAGTATCTCCTTTAGCGCCCTTAGGAATTCCAAAGATGAATTTAAATATCTTAGCAATGTTAGTTCCTGAGGCCTCAACCGATACCGTAGGAGCTTCAGTAAAATCTAGAGAAGTCACTTCAGCTGTAGGGGTTCCAAAGCCAGCAGCTGCGCCGGTTTCACCCTTATCGCCTTTTGCTCCTTGAAGTGGGCCATTATTTACCCATTGAGAATTTTTACCATCCCATATATAAATGTCATAAGGCTCGTTTTCTCCAACGCCATAAGCATCACCAGCAGAAGGATTAGTTACATTGGTTTGTAGTAATGAGACATTTGCAAAATATCCAAGAACTGCAAAACCTGAACCGGTATCTCCTTTCTCTCCCTTTTCACCTTGAACACCCTGCGGTCCTTGCGCACCCTTTTCGCCAGTAGCACCTTTTTCTCCTGTGTCTCCTTTAGCTCCCTTAGGAATTCCAAAGACAAAATTAAATATTTTCGAGGTGTCTTCGCCTGAAGCTTCAACAGTTACGGTTGGTTCTACATTTGATTCAAGCTGCGTAGCGGAGGCTGTAGGGGTTCCAAATCCAGCAGGAGAACCCGTATTACCGATAGGACCTTGTGCGCCTTTTTCACCAGTAGCACCCTTTTCGCCCGTGTCTCCTTTAGCTCCCTTGGGAATTCCAAAGACAAAATTAAATATTTTCGAGGTGTCTTCTCCTGAAGCTTCAACAGTTACGGTTGGTTCTACATTTGGTTCAAGCTGCGTAGCGGAGGCTGTAGGGGTTCCAAATCCAGCAGGAGAACCTGTATTACCGATAGGACCTTGTGCGCCCTGTGGGCCTTGTGCGCCAATATCTCCTTTCGGACCTTTCAACGCCGCTAATTGTTCAGGTGTGAAATCTGAATATACAAAAGGATTACCCTTTGGACCTCGTTCACCAACCTCTCCTCGCGGACCTATCAACCCCACTAGCTGTTCAGGTGTGAAATCTGAATATACAAAAGGATCACCCTTTGGGCCTTGTGCGCCAATATCTCCTTTCGGACCTTTCAACGCCGCTAATTGTTCTTCTGTAAAATCAGCATAAGTAAATGGATCGCCCTTTGCTCCTTTTAGCTGTCCATTATTAGTCCATTTATTTCCATCCCAACCATAGTAATCATAAGGAGCATCCGCGCCCACACCATATAATGAGCCGACGTCTACACCACTGGTTGGTAATTCTGAGACATTGCTAACATATCCGACGATCTTTACTACTGTATTCGATGCAATGGCCTTGCTAACAAGATTCGTAAGTGCTGTGAAATAATCTGATTGTTCTATTACTTGGTCAGAAACACTTGCAGCTTCCACATCAATGATAAAACCGAAAGTCGTAAGTTTCTCAGCATTCACATTATAGAGATTAACCTCGGCTTTTACCTGACCAGCAACAGAAAGAGCAGCTTCGATAAGTTGCACCTCAATATTGTTATCTACAATTAGTGCATCATAAAAGAAAGAATGCCCATTGGGGCACAAACCTCTAAAAGTTGCAGAGGTTCCATCTGGAATTGTAAACGGAAGACCATTATCGGTTAGAGTTATATTAATATAACGAGCATTATCAAGCTGTTTTGCTCTCACAACTACCGGAAAATATGGTTTTGCGACATCGACAGTAATACTGCTTGTTACTTTCATATCAGTTCTCCTCCAATTTCTTTAGTTTCTTAATCGATTTGGTAAATGTTTTATGTAACTTGTAATAAGATTTAGGCGAGTTTGCATAGCATTTTAGCAAAAGGAGTAAAAACTAAAATAAGCAGATTTGCAAACTCGCCTAAATCTTATAACCCTTCTCCTAAATATCTAAAAAATTCACCCCCGGAGAATTTTTTAGGAGTGCCGCGATAACGAGGGGGGTGTAGGTTTTGCGACCCCCCCCTACCGTCTCCGTAAGAATTACAGGTTGCTTAACCTGCTTTCTTTGTTTGTTTAACTTTTTTGTAAATGTTCATGAAATCGTATTTTATTATTTCGTCAATTGCTTTTTCGATTTCTTCGTCTATCTCTTTCTCTGAAAGTTCATCAGAAATTTTTGCAATTCGAGCCAAATAAGCACAAGAATTGTAACCCTTTTGAACATCGAAAAGAAACCAAGAAGTGAAGTCATCGAAAGGGTCATAAGGGTTGTCAAAAGTCGTTAGCGCAACATTATTCATATGCTTCACTCCTTTCCTTTAGCATAGTTACCGACTGTTGTTGCCGAAACACCTAAAGCTTCTGCAATTTCTGCATTATTATACCCAGAAGCGAGCATAGCTTTAATCTTTGTGACCTGGGTAGGCGACAATCCTTTGGAATTATGAGGTGTCGCACGTTGCCTTAATTGATCGATGTCGGTGTATTTAAGAATCTGGCTGAGGATATTATCCGAAACAGCTCCGGCTTGTATGGCCTCCCATTGCCTATCTGAAATAGTTATGGGCGTTCTCTGTGCACCGACTTTAATACGAGCCGACGTTAAAGCTTGCTGGCTTGCTTTTTTAATTTCTGCCTTAGTCATGTCGGGGTTCTGCCGTTTTTTCGCATTAACCGCAGTGTTGGCGATAATCTGGGCCTGACGTTCGCGTGGGGCGTTCTTTAGGGCTATGTTGAGGGATGATACCAGGGAGTCTACCTCCCCTTTATACGTTTCCTTAGCCGAGGGGGATACTTTTATACGTCCGGTATTCATCATCTCTTTACGAGCCTCGTTGGCTAGCATCTTCATGTTGTTTGCATAGGTAGCATATGCCTCTTCTTCCGGAGTACCAGATGAAAGTTCTCTAGCATCTTTGGCCTCTGCCATTCTCGTACTAGTTTGAGTTCTAAGTCGAGTCTTTCCTTTAGAATCGACATAAGTTTCATTTGCTTCCTTGTAAGATTGCTCGCCAGTTTCCTTATTGATTATCGGACTTCCTTTTCTTTTTGGCACCTGCACTTGAGATTTGGCTCGAGAAATTAATGTCGCGGCTCCCTCATGGTATCTACCAGTTTCAGGGTCAACAGTGCCCTGATAATATTTATGTAAAGCCGCAATACCATTATCTTTTTCACTCTGTTTGTAATCCAGTTCATGCTTAGTGGCGTCTATGATTACCATACTATGCCGAACAGCTCTTTCAATCTCACTTCGAGGAGCACCCATTAAAGTCATATCCGTAATTAGATTTGAAATTACTCCCATTTCAATCTGCTTCTGGTTTTCACTAAGAACGCGCATCCCTTCACGTTTAGGGTATTCCATTTTAGGATCGAAATTTTTAAGGCCGTCCAAATACGGAGTGGATTTAATCTTAGTTTTACCTCCAGTTGGTATAACCATTACGGTATCACCATCAAAGTCTGCGCCAGACAACCGCTCAGCAACTTTACTATTAATACCAACCGCATCTATTGCATTACCTAGAACTCGTTTAGCTTCCGGTTGTTTATTGTTTACTGTGAGGATAGGTATCTCAAAAGTTCCGCCATGAGGATAGCGAATTAATGCAATTGTCTCACCATTCTTATAATTCGGAGCATAAACCTCATCATCTTTCATAGAAGTAATTGGAAGAATAACTTGGTATTTTTGACGAGGTAAGGCGGCTGCTTGAAGATGCACAGCAGCAGCATCGCTATCATCGGCGAAAGACTTTAAAAGAGCCCGCTTCACGGTAGGATTAGTAAGTTCTAAAATTTGTTCAAATTCAAGGCGCTTGTCCGCGGTTGCCAAATTAAGCTGCTTATTAATCAAAGACAAATTTTGTTTCGATAAAAACTGAGACGATAGATGATCACTCCATTCACCCCAGTCACCTTCATCCGCACGTTTATTAATTAGTGACAATGATTGTCTTTTTCCGCTTACCTCGTCTATAAATTTACCATTAGGGTCATCATAAAAGCTTTGCCCACCATGTTCTTTTATCAAAGATCCAAATGGATTTTCGGGATCATCCTTAATTTTCTTAAGGACTTCCATTTTAGGGGTGGTTTTACTTTTATTAGTATTGAATAGAACATCTACTCCATCTGGTAAATCATCTGAATATACGGCCATACCCTTAAGATAACGATTATTATCTACTAATATTCGAACCTGAGCATAATGAGCCTCTCCTAATGATAAATCGTCAACTCCACGACGAATTTCAATAACTCCGTCTTTCTCTTTTCCGCCGTCTTCTGCATATCGAATAGCTAATCGACTCGAATCCATGCTTGCTGGATAGTAAAAAGACTTCTTAAAAGTTTCTCCGCCATCATACGTCACATAATCTCTAAGAGAATGAATGTTCTCAAAATTATATGTATCGCTATATTTAGTACCAGGAGGGCAAAGCACTTTAATATTGGTCTGCTTTCCTTTATTCGTTACCTGAGGAACGCCGACACCATATATCTCATAACCTTCACGTTCCAAAATATAAAGTGCCTCTTCAAACTTCTCGCGAGAAATATCTCCTAGCTCTTTCTCAACGCCGGCTCCAACGTCGATCATACCTTTTTCATCTACTTTACTCTTAAGAAATTCCGCAGTTCTACGAGCAGCGTTCATTCTTGCTTCCGAATGCTCATTGAGCAGTGAACGAATAGATGAGTCATTGTTATAACCCATAATTTCTGCAATTTCATTCAGACTCTTTCCATCTTCTCGTAAAGATTTGGCACGGTCTACCTCCAAACGGCGACGTTCTTCTTTAGCCAAAGACTTCTGAACACGAAACTCAGTTGTTGTAAGGCCTATTGCTCTTGCAATTTCGGTATCATTCATGCCTTGACTCTTTAATTCATCGACACGACTAAGAAAATCTCCACTATGCTGATACGGGTTTTCTCCTGAACCCCAGGGATAGCGTCCAGAACGGCGCTTAATTCCATAATGCATCAAAATATCTTCCGTTACGCTGTTCATTGTTAGCTCTCCTGTTCTTTGATCTTATTGATGATTTTATCGAAAACTATAATTTTATCCATAATGGGAAGGATGATGTCCGCCCCAGGATTATCTATCAAAATATCATCAAACTGATACAAGCGTGTTTCTATATCGATTTCGCCAGGTTTGGTTTTATACTCCAAACAAAAAAGAGCGGCATAAATATAAAGCTGCTCCATATGAGCAGGAACAAGTCCGCTTTTAAAATCGTGAATTCTAAGAACATTCTTCCGAAAGGAAATGGTATCAGCTGTACCAAAGCAATTTTCTGAATAATATAAAATTTGCTCCGGTTCCATTCGATAGCCTATCCCATCATTGACGTACATGTTTAGAGTCTTCTTAGATTTAGGGAGTTTTTGTCCGAGCCTTATGCATTGGGCTGCAAACTCATGCAATTCTGTTCCGCGTTGCGCGGCCAAGAAATTACTATAAGAGGTTGCAATTTTATCCGATGAATAATTAATCCAGTGATATTTACTCGCACCTAGAAAAGCGTGTTGGCCTATCAGATTCAAATGCTTGTTGAAGTTCATTTAACACCTCTTCTTTGTTTTCTGGATATATAAATCTGGAAAAAGACATTCCATCCATCTTATCAACATAATAATCTTGATTAGGTTGGTGTGTAGCATCTTTGCAACGTTTACATTCTAGCGATGCCCAGCGATCTTTATAAAGAATTAATAGATCCGGAATACCTTGCTTTTGATCCATTTTAAAAACCATAGCATCTGGGTATAACTCTTCAATATCTTTTTTCAGACGATCTTGAAAACCGCTCTCCAAATCTCTTTTCCTCGGCATATACTTACCTCCAAAAAAGACAAAAAATAAAGAGAGAAGTAAATGAGTTTTACCCATTTTATTCTTCTCTCTCTATAAAAGAGCATGTTTTTTTCGCGAAGCTAAAAATATATATTACAAGTCATCGTCTTCAAATAGTTGTAAAAATGCATCATTTTCTTTTTCTAATTTATTATACACGGTTGCTTCTTTAACACGTTTACCACATCCGGGACATTTCCACCAGCTGTCAAATATCAATCCATTTTCAGCTCCATCATAATCCATAAAGATATCACACGAACGACAAAACACAAATAATGGAACTTCATCTTCATTTCTTTTACATTCGTCGATTTCATTAATGTCGTCTAAATATAAAGGCTGAGATTTACTAAGATTACCATTTTTATAATTGAAGCGAAATCCACGCGCGTAATCCTCGTCAAAGTGTTCCATTCCTTAATACTCCTTTCGGTCTGTTTATACGATCATATCACATCTTCTTTCTTTAAAAAAGCTTTATTTTTATGCTTCTGCCCATTTGCCCACTTTTTTTGGCTTATTATTATAAATATATATATTTTTTCTTCGCAATTAATAAGAGAAAAAAGTGGGTTTTTGGCCACAACACCCAAAAAACCCAGTAAATTAGGCAAAAATTGCTGGCCATTTTTAATTTTAAAAGTGGGCAATTGGCCAAAAAAGTGGGCAAAAATCGTTTTTTCTCCACAAATTGACCTTAAAAATTCTTTCAAAAATGGCCACAAAGCCCAATTTTTGACTAAATTGCCCATTTTTAAAACCGAAAATGGGCAGAAAAAATATCCTAACTATTGTTTCTGAGGTATCTAATTAATATCCAAATCAACCACAAACCGCCAGTTAGTATGACCAAAATAAAATCCAAAAGTGTCATTAAACAGCCCTGCTTATTACCGTTCGACATAAAATCCTCCGTCAGCTCCAAATTTTTCCAGTCTTCAAATCTTCTAGAACTATTCTTCCGCAAACTCTAAAACCTGCAAGTTCGCATATGCAAAAAATTGCTCGTAAAGTCTTTCGAAAATGAGTTGTTTCTTTTGATACTCCGTTTCTATCGAGATTTTTTATTGCTGTGTATGGCACAATATCAACATACCCTTCTGTGTTCTTTGAGGAAATAGAATCGTGTCGCATTATAATCCCCTTTCAAAAAGAAAAGGCCCACGCAAAAAATGCGTAAGCCTTTAACATTAGAGCCAATTTATTCAACATTAAATTCAGTAACAGCTTCTTTAATAAAATCTACACGAGCATCAATTATAACATTTTCAACTGCGCCATATTGATTTGTACACTTAGCAGCAAGCCGAATATGCCAAACCCCATTGCCTTCATATTCTTCTGAGGAATCTGGCGACCATCTATCATATTCGATACCATATTTATACACCATTTCCCCATATTTTTTAACAGCTCGATATGCTTGGGTTTGAGATTTTAGGTTCGAATACTCGTCATCTTCAGTTTTCTGTAAAACTTCATTGTCGGGCTCTTCGTCCTCAGCTTCCTGTAACATTTCGTTATTTGTTTCTTCATCTTTTGTAGTTTCTGGCTCTGGTTTTTCTATTCCTTCTGAATTGTCTTCAGTGGAAGGAAACGTATGATACGTAACAACAACCTCCGCACTCGGATCAAATTTTGCCAAGCTACCGAAGTTATCATCGCCATTAATACTCACTCGCTCGACAGAGCCGTCTTTAGTAATCCAACCAGTTACCAAATCTTCGATGGCGTTGACGCTTACGTTTGTAAAACCAGCAGATTCAAATAGAGCTTTCACATCTAGATAATCTTTATCTTTGCATTCGGATGCGGATTTAGGTACACGAATTCTTCCATCATTGTTGCAACCGCTTATAGTCGCAAATATCAATATTACCAAAAGAACTATGGATATCTTACGTTTCATACGTCACCTCCGTTTACTAAATTATAGAACATTCAATTCTTGTTTTCAATAGACCTTTTAAGAAGAATATAAATTGCCTTACAAAACCACCAGAGAAGACGGGAAAGCTCACGTAAGGACAAATCGCCTTTCTCTAAACGAATCATTCCAGTCTCCATAACATCCATACATTCGACTATCTGAGTACGGCTATCAGGTCCCATCAAATATCATCCTTTTCTCTATTAATACTACGTTCCGAAACAAATCCATTAGGATACCTTGCCTGAACTTTCTCAATATTCATACGAAGTATTGTTTCCAGATCATACCCCATAGCATATGCAGTGAGAGCAAGATACCAAGCAACATCTCCGAGCTCTCGTGCGATGTGTTCACAATCGAGATTATGGTTCTGAAAGAGATGTTTTTTCAAAATATCAATGCATTCTCCAGCTTCACCATTTAACCCCATTATACCATCTTGCAAAGTAGCTTTGGGGCTAAGTTCAACATTTCGAGTTTGCACAGCAAGTTTCTGGTATTCGTTTATAGTCATATATTCAATTCCTCAACTTTTTTATATAATCTGCAATCACAAATAGAACCAATAGGAGATTGCTTCATAGATTCGCACGGACATTTGGTGCTGTCATCTCGCACTATAGCACACGGACAATACTCCAAATTTCCAATTGTATTTTCGCTAAGGCATTCGTATAACGTAATATGATTATCCGTGCTATCATAAGGCATAACATGCTCGTCTATAGTTATAGTTTTCACTTATATCTATTTGTTCTCCTTTCTATAAGCCCTTATATGGGCAATTTTCACGGCTTAGGCCATCGATATAAAGGGATTTTAACCTTTTTCGTTTCTGACAAGCTTTGACTTCTGCGTCGGTTTTAACACAAAAATAACATTCGCCAAGAGGATCTTTGAGAAAGAATTCCAAATCATCCATAGGCATGGCTATCCAATTCTCAGTTCGTTTGGACGCTGACTTTGGAGCGATTGAAATATCAAGTATCTCGGTCTCTTTCTTAATACGAACAAGCTCCGACTGGCTGCATCCTTTGAATAAAATATCAAGAGAATCACTAAGGACAGATGCTGCTAATTCAAATTCTTTATTGCATTCTGTATCGTTTGTTGCGAGTCCTTTCAGTATTCCAAGCATGCCCATGACGTATAGAATTGTCTCATGTTTGCGGCCATTAATTCCCATCTTTTTCCCTCCGCTTACTCAACCTCTTTCTTCAGAAGGTAGCAGCGATAATCCCACAATAGATTACAAATATCTGTTTTATCTTCTGACATAAGATCCTCGTTCTTCATCAAAATATCACGAAGACGCTCACAGTCTTTTACACTCTTCAAAATCTCAGATACTTTCATATCTTTTCTCCTTTCTTAAGTTTTATCATATTTCTCCAGCAGTTTCTCAATCCAGTCGTGACGCTCTTCTTTCTCGAGAAGGTGTTCACGTTCCAATCGTTCAAGTATGGCTGTCCGTTCCATATTTGCATATGATATGTGCCAGTATTCTTCGAGTTTGATTATATGCCGCAGTTGCGCTTCAGAAGGTAAATAAAGATGGTCTAAAACAACTTCACGCTCTTTGTTGCGATCTGGATGCGCATTACCACCATAGAGACATTGACAATGATGAAGAGGGTAACCACAAATTGGACATTTATCCATTGTTTTTCTCCTTTTGAAATATCAATTTACTACCATATATGAGCTTTTTATGTATGACCTAGAGTATACTCGAACCCTTTCTAATGGTCTTCTTACAAGAGTAGTACTTGCAACTAACAGAGATATCACTGACGAGGTCATAGTGAATAACTTTTTTGATGTAATTCCATCGGGTGTATCTCGAGTCACAACTGCGTTTTTGACTGCTTTGAGAATATCAAGGTAGTCCTGCTTATAAGTGCATACTTCCTGATGAGCGCAGCGAATACATAAATTTTCGTTTACTTCCGAATTAGGCATTGGTTGCTCTCCTTTTATGTAATAATAAAGAATAGTTTTTAATGATATGTATCATCCTTATCCAAAGATTCATATTTTGCTTTTTGTCGAATATCCAGTAATCGGTTCAATTGTTCCTGATTAGGAAGATGCGATCTTTCAATCGTTAACTCGGGAATGGATCTCATTTCGGGATCGAATTCAATTATCACCTTTAAGTTCGAAATTAAATCAGATCCCCCAGCAATGTCCTCCGCCATATCATGCATCATCTGAGCTCCGATTTTAATGGACTCGGTGAGATAGGTACGATACTGTTCGCTAGTCATGGTTTTCCTCCTTATCAGTATTTATTCATGCCCATAACGTTTGGAATATTCAAGTAGACGTTCATGAGTCGCATCGACAAACTGAATTTTTGTTGGATCAACTCTTTCAATTTGGTCATAGAATTCGACGATGCCAAATACTCGTGAATATTGACCGCCAGGATCAGGATGAGAGCCGACCGTCAAACCAGGGAAAATTACATCGTAATACTGCTCCCAGCAATGGAAATATCCAAGCTCTTTACCGACTTTACATAACCGGCGCTCTTTCTTAATAGTAATATTACCCAACGATGCCATTACTTTCCTCCTTCCCAGTAATCAGCTCTGAATAAGAAAGACGTTCGATCCAGTCACAGAAGGTATGCCACTCATCTAGTTTATGATTACAACGAGACTTGTACATGTTTGCCAGAACCTCGTAGTTCAGCATAACCGTCCGACGCTGGTTATAGCTACTCGGAAGTAGCTGAATCATCTGCCACCAGAAAAGCTTTTGCTGAGCGAGTGTATGCTTCCTTTCCGCATCTGTAATATCCCTTTTTAACTTCTCGGAAGCGATGTTATAATTCTTACGGTAGTAATTCAGGATATCTACAGTCCGAAGAAGCCAATCGTAGGACATATTGTATTCATCACCGTTAAGCTCTTCAATATGCTCATGGCTAAAGTCGTTTACGTCAAACTCCTTATCCGCAATCTTATGCATAGTCGAGCATGAATTGGCAACTGTACCCACCTTATAGGTATCAAACTCTTTCCACCAATACAGCGGCGCCGTAATATCAAGGTAGACAATAAGCATCCGCATGAACTTACGATGATCCGTACCGGCGTTGCGAAGGCGAGTCATAAGGTCGAGATCGTTTGCACCAATAATATATCGAGTATCAAAATCGGTGTCCGAGGCATTACAACCTTTATTGACATAAGGGCAATCTGCACAATTAGCTGGACCGTGTGTAAGGCAACGACCACTATCGCTCTTATCCCAAGAGTTCATAGGATTCCGCATACCTCTGATGGCTGCCTCCAAACCTACAATCTCGGTGTTTTCAATTTTAAGCATTGTTTGACTCCTCCATCATTTTCTTAGCGACTTGGATTTTTTGATTGTCGCTCATAGCATGTGGGCACTTAAACGCGTCCAATTCACAGAAGATGCACATAGCTCCACGTGTCAACGCCCAACAACGATTAGCGAGTGCCGTACAATCACTGGTCATGAACTTCTTAAGTGCCTCATAATCATTTTGCGAATCACGAAGATGTTCGCGAAGAAGACTTATCTCGGTTTTCAATCGCTCATTTTCTTTTGTTGCATCCGAAGCCAGCGTATTACGTAATTCATCAAGATTCATTATTGATCTCCTTCCGATAAGCAGGAAAAGTATTTCACTTGCTCAACATCGCCACCCCGGATAGTGACTGACTGCATAAGACACTTCTTTTCTTCATCCCAGAACAGAGTATCCAGAATATGGTCAATATCATCCTGAATACCCTTCTCTGTCATACGCATGACCTCGTAACCTTCGAGGCCAACGCTGATGCGTAGTTTCCGCATAATCATACCCGCCCACATGCGGAACTTACGAGCTTCAAGACGTCTGCTAGCAAACAAAGCTTCGTATATACCTAATTCGTTGACAGCAAGCATCCAGCGAGTTTTATTATCGCCAGGATGACGCCCAAAGTCTTCACCAATAGGGTCGTGCTCATATCTAAGGTCCTTTGAAGGGACATCAGATATATCGACCAAGACTCTTTCAAGCATGCTCGGTTCAAGACGCTCTGCTATTTTCGCAGTTCTCAGTTTAAGAGCATCACAAATATCTTTAAGGATAGCCCACCATTCGCCATTAATTTCAATGAAACGAATATCATGCCCACACCAGGTTTCAATTTTCATCTTTTTTATCCTCCTGAAACTTAACAGACATGAATTTCTCAAACTCATTCATGCATTCCGGGCATAAGTCTATTGTTGGAGTATAAGCACCATTTACTGTGTCGCCGACAGTATTTCTTTGAATTTTTCGTATTGCATTCCATTGGGTTTTATTGCCCATCGGATAATGCTCGTACAATTTTCCACATCTATCGCATTTCTTTGCTAGTGCCATCGCTATTCTCCTTTTTCAGATGATTATAAAGAACCTTGCATTTGCATTGGTTTGCGCATTTGACAACCGTATCACCGCAAAGGTATTGCTCTCCATTTGAATAATATAAATCCGGTCTTTGATCTACATACGGCGCAAACTCCAAGCAGTCCTGACAATATTCGCATACATCAAGCTTAATCATCATTATTCTCCTTATTAATAACCTTTACCTTATATCCAAGCTCCTTCTCAATCTCATCGAGAGTCATTTCTCGAGGAGCATATTCTGTGATAATATCAAAACAATAGCTAGGCTCCTTAATGCCTCGCTCACTTGCAAGACCACAAACAGAATCATATAATGGCATTGAATCGTTACAATTTATATAAGGATGCTCTAATAATACATTACAATAGGAGGAGAATCTGGGGTATAATCGGCTGATAGATGGGAGACCTCTTTGCTCGAATGGTATTGCAGCTTTAGGAATGACAACCGTATGCTTACCCTTCTTGTCTTCGTATGTATAAATTAGTTTAAGATACCAGTGCTTGTCCTCTGTAAAAGGGATAATACTAGCGAGTTCAGCATTTTCATAAGTTTTAGCTATTGGCATAATATTACGACCTCCTTTTAAAATATAATAGCTCTGTTTATATTTTAATCCCCATTCTCCTTTTTCAGATTCCCAAAGAATTCTCTTATGTCGAACCATTTCTCCTCGATGATGTTGCCGATCTTGGTTATAATGGAGCCGTTATCCTCGAAGCGAATATACTTTCCAGGAAGGTCCTCCCACTTATCCACACCGACTACCTCCAAGACCTTAGATATTGCTTCCATAGACTCGGCTCGAAATACTCTTGTCTGTTTAGCTGGGTCAAATCTATCAAGGCAATATCCTCCGACGCCACAATAGAAACCGTCCGAACTAATATTAATCATGAATGTCATAATTCCATGATCTTCTCGTCCAAGCATGGTGGACTGAATTCTTGCGTTTTTAATCACTAATACGACCTCCTTTTAAAATATAATAGCATCATATCAAGTTTAGTCATCATCCATGAGTAGTTCGCAATCACTAGTTGATACCCAATGGAAATTTCCGCCTCCAGTCACAACAAGAAAACGATCCCTAACAGAATCAATACAATATACTGGGGAATTATGCGAATTGCCATAATCGTCATACCAGAGCACCAAAATATCAGGCATTGTTATTATCCTTTCTTTTTTGAGTCGTAGTTGGTTGTTAAGAAAAAAGTAAAAGGCCACTTTTGTGACCTCTTACTTTGTTGTTTTATTCAGCCTTGATTCCTCCATGCTTATTGATAAGCTCCTCAACAATTTCGATAGGCACGTAACCATAAATGGTTTCCGTGTATGGCTCGTCTTCGGCATACTCGTTAATGAGTTCGTCTTCTATACTCGGAAAACCAAGCTCAACGCTTTCATAATCTTGCACCCCATTACATCTGGGTTCACAATAATGAAATTCGCTGGCTTGTACCGAAATAGAATATCCATCATTACAGTACAACCTCGGTCGATTCTCTTGAATTTCCGTTCCATCAACATAATTACGTGTCGTAATCGTTTTCTTCAACCAATCTTTAATTGTCATGTTAAATCAACTCCCTTCATTATAGGGAATGTATTTTTCGCGTGACTATGAATTAATATTTGTTAGCTCGTTAAAGTTCAATTGGTTCCTCATAAATTTCTCGAGTATTTTTGTTGGATTGGTAGCCATACTCACTACCCCATTGTCATCAGGTTCTACGAAAGCTTGGTCAATTCTATCCAATTCAATCTGGTCTGCATAAGCTTCATTACCAAGAAGCCATATAAAGCAAATATAAATGATCGAATCCTGACACTTTTCAAAAAGATCGTCTCGGTCAGACCAATCGGAATATTCAACCTTATCACGAAGCGCAACAAGATGCTTAGTCATATATCCCCAACAGCACTGAGCCGGCGTACAGTTTGCGATACTTGCTCCCTCTTTAAAATTATGCAGAGGATCATCTTTTTTACCATAGAGAGCACTTTTATTCTTTATAACGTTTTTAGCGGAAACATAAAGTTCGTCAATCAGTTTATTAAATACATCGCGTGTCATTATTATTTCTCCTTATAATTTACTGGTTTATGTGAGTATGTGTTGGTGGGATTCGTCAAACATTCATTACACGGTTCTTCATCGCCTTTAAGTTCCGCGTACTTACAAGTTTTACAATATTCGTAAAAATATACTTCTTTTTCGACGTTAACTATCATTGCTCCTCCTTTACGCAGTGCGAACAAGCCCGCCGTTCTTAGGATTCACGCAAACACTTCCAAATTCAGAAAAAATATCATTGGACAAATTATATACATACGCCATGATCGAGTAGCCATATCTAGGATCATAGTTTTTAAGATCTTCGCGATCAGTTGGCCAATCGGATTCGTACTGAGAAATATAAAGAAGCGTTAACAATTCCCCGATTTCGGTAGTAGAGGATATAGCATGATAAACCAAACAATTATACTGGTCTTCAAACTTTTTAATAAGCTCGATTTGCTTATCTGTGGGCCAGTATAAAATTCCACATCCGAAGAACGAGACGTTAACTATGTCATTTTTTTCAAGATCGTTGACGGCATTTTCATGAATCTTAAGAATACGCATTCGAGCTGATGCTTCATTCTTCATTTCATTACGAGTTACTGACATGATGCACTCCTTTCAAAAATAGCAATTAAGCCAGAATATCGACATTTGAATACTTTAGATCAGGCGAATTTTCTCGAAGCTCACAATAGGTTTCCCACGTAATCTCATGCCAAGATTTATGTTCCTTGTCGGTAAAGAACCTATTGATATTGAAGATTTCACCGTCCGGCAACACGGCGTAGAACACTCCCTCAGTGTCGAAATCGCCATTTCCATCCAAAGATAAGAACCCTTCAGTATAAACTTTAATGGAACTCCCCGGACAGTACGGCATTTTAACAGGAAAATATTCGTCCATGATTCGATCAACTAGACTGCTATGCCAAGAAGAACCGTTATGGATATCAATCCCAACGAAACGACGGGTGTCAGTGTAATGCATCGATCCGTCTGGCAATATCGTTTTAAATAGACTGCTCATGCGTTTGTGTTGCCAGTGGTTCTCCAAACCAGGTTTCCAGCTATCTTCAGTATCGTAAATAGGAGTTAGAGGTCTTCCTTCGATAAGGCGGTTAAGAATGTTCTTAGTGATTTGAATACTCATCCCAGAATGCTGTACATTCGTAAGAACTTCGAAAGCTTGAAGCGCGTTTTCATAACATGCCACCCCATACTCCCATTCGTTCCCGGATGCCGCGTCTTGTTCTCTACGGCAAGCCAATTCTACTTCGTTTTTCGCCCAATCCAGAACGCTATTTTCCATCTGATATAAATTTCCCTTCGTTAAAATTTTGTTTTTTCTTTAATGCTTTTGAAATCGCCAAATCGATTCCTGAATAGGTTTTGAAGTGATAGTAATATAAATCCTTATAAGGCGTATTGAGCCTATCGATTCGACCGCTTGCTTGGGTCATTACCTTATAAGAATAGTTTTGAGAATAGAATATAATAGTGTCTGTTTTAATACAGTTCCAGCCTTCAGCTCCTGCATTATACTGAACTAAATATATCCATTTGTCTGTATCAGGAATCGGTTGATGCTTGTGGCCATTCCATTCTGCAATCTCTATCTGATCACCATAATAAAGACTTTTGAGAATAGTTAGCTCGTAATCATAATTGTAAAATATAATCGCTCGTGAATGACGTTCTAACAATCCCAGCAAAGCCACACATCGAGACTCATCAGAATTTACAACACGCCGTAAAGCTAAACACAATTCGCTCGCGTTTTCAATTGGCTTGTCTTCCCAAATATTCCAACGATTTCGATAGATGCTTTTATAGCTCAAAATATCATACTGAACATAGACATCTTCGTGATGCGACACGGTCTCTCGCTGAAAATCCATATTTACCAGAATCGAATTGCGCAATCGAATAAGCCGCCCAGTGTTTAAATATCTATCGATTTTAGGATAGCTGCCGTTTACCCAGCGATATACAATATGATCATTTTTAAACTGAGTGCGGTTTTTGTAAAACCCATTGGCTACGAAGACCGGAATATAATCCGACCACGTATCCCCAGGTGTCGCGCTTAACAAAATCCAGTCGTTATGCTTGGCGATTTTAAGAAAGGTTTTTACCCAAGTTCCGGATCCTACTACTCGCTGCTCGTCAAATATAAAGAAGGCGTCAGATACTTCAGCGTATTTATGAATGTTATTCCAAGAATCAATAACAACTTTATTGTGATATAGATTGTCTTCCTTATTTGGCGAAAGTAAAAAAGGAATCAGCTCGGCTTCCCATTCTTTAGTATCTCGTTTTCTGGCCGTGGTGATAATATAAAGGTCTTTGATACCAACGTCGTCCATCGAAACGTATTCATCCGTACCAATTTCGCCGCCTTGACAAATATAATAGTATGCCAGACCAGTTCTCGATTTACCGCTCCCGACGCCGCCACATAGAATACAACCGTTTTTCATTCGTTTAACGGCATCAAGTTGGTAATCTCGAAGCGATATACCAGCCATATAGAACTTTACCTCCTAAATATAACTTAAGAGAAAAAGTAAAAGGGATTCGAACCCTCGTCCTCTAAGTTTTCAACTTAGTGCTCTACCACTGAGCTATTACTTTTTCTCTCATAATACGAGTTGTAAATTTCGCGTAAAACTTTAATTTACCACGCACTATCACCGTCGTCCGAATACTTATCGGCGAACTCATCATCTGCAATTGTGACGTACATGGTCTTCAGATAAGCTTTGATACCTTCCTTGCCATTCAATTCCCAATTATAGGGCCGAATCGTCAGGTCTACGTTGGCAATTTCGGCAAAGTCGAGTGTTTCTATGCTATCCTCATCCAAAAGAACCTTTTTACCCTTGTGAGTAATCATAACGACCTTCGGAGGAATAACCTTAAAGCTGACCGTAACCTGAATATAATTCCTGGGCTCATCATCTTCATCTCTAGGTCTAAGCGCTCGAACATTCCATCCGTCTTCACGAAGGCGCTGTGCCATTTCCGGATCGTCTATGATGACACAGAAGTTACGATTGCCGGCTCTGTTAAACGTCGTTTCTTCTCCGGCAAAATTTCGAAATATAATATGAGCATTTTCAATTATAATGTTATCTACATTCTTATATGCCATGTTAATTAACTCCTTTTTTAAATATCAAATGGTGGTTTGTCATCGGGAATTGCTTTTACATATGGATCATCTGAAACAAACCATTCAAAGTCACCATACTCAAAAATAGCAGCAACGGCGTCGTTTGCCATTGCCTCATAATAGCGATGGTCTATATCGTTTTCTTTTTTATTCGATTTGACCATTTCGGATTCCATCCATCGATAACCTTTGGAACCGCCAGCTGCCGCATAACCCTTTTCGCCGGTTTTCCCGTTTTCGGTTTCACGCAACAGTATTCCTCCGCCGCATCCAGGTTTTATTGGACAGAATTGGCCGACTTTACCGATGAAGTGATAGTCGTGACCTTTGGAAATATCAGCGTTCAAAGCTAGAACATGCTCGTCAATGTCAAACGGCAAATCGCCATTTTCGTCACTGTACTTCTTGAGAAGCGCTGCAACCTCTTTTTCCAGACCACTCACATCTGGCAAATTCTCATTCATATCCAAATATAAAGCGGAGCTTACGGATTTTGTTTCGCAAAGATCGTCAAGTGTAATCTCTTCATGGGTGAATAGTTTCTTAAAGACATACGGTACTTGGAATTGAGTACCAGTGGCCGTCCATTCACCACTATGCTTCTTACAATCCTTGAGAATATCTTTGGCTTTGTTTACGTATTCTTCTCCATATAGCTCGCAGCAATGATCGATGGTGGCATACTTAGCAATATAAACGGCGTCATTAACGAGACACATGCGGTCGTAAGTAGCCTCATGCTCAAAGTTATATCCATATTGCCGTCCGTACTTAGTTATAAAATCGATTATTTCCGGAGTAGCATCGGGTATCTTTATCGAATCTGTCTTTATGTGTGCCACAGTGAAGCCCTTCGACTGAACAACATGCTTTAGGTTTATCATAAAGAGAGCTCCGCGCTTAGCGACAATATTATCCCGATTGCGAACATCACGAAAAGGATTATCAAACGTTGCTGAAGTCAAACCATAAACAGAATTGATAGCAATTTTCAAAGCCTGAGCCAAATCCGCTGCTGCGGTCTCATCCGTTAAGTATTTAGCCAAAGCTCCGTCCAGCATTTTCTTCGCTTTGTCGAAATCCTTATGCTTGATGGCTATACGAGCGTCGAGAATTTCTTTGAATCGTTTGGTATAAACCGGACCAAAAAGCTCTTCCGCGACTATACTGCTCGGATGCATTGAGGCAATATCCAGCAATGCGATATTTCCATACATACCTGGTTCGGAATATACATAACCACCTTCGCCAACTTCCTCTCCTCGATAAGTGGAAATGCCGTTGTCGTAGACATATCCAGGAAATACAGGTTTTAAATTCTCATCGAAAAGTGTGTATTCATCACCGAAACTGTCGAATATGCACCCATCGGGAGAAACGGTCACAGGAGAAGTTTCCTTTGTAACCAAACCCATATCTCGATATTCAAATTGATCCTGGGGTTTACGATTAGTGCCAAATATAATTCTTGTGGTGAGCGAGTTGGTCGTGTCATTAACAGACATACCAGCTACATCCGCCAAGACTTTTCGAGCTATGAAATCCGCTTGACGGTTATCGAATACCGCTTCAGTTGCTATAACGTCATTGTCACAATATTCAGCAACTTTGGTCCACATCTCTTTCGGGACAGGTTGATCCCAAGGCAAACCAAGTTCTTGATGATGTATTCCGAGTTCGATTTCCCACTTCTTAAGCGATTGCTTTTTAGAACAGAAATCATAGACGTCGGTATACGACACATTATAAGCCTCACCAAAAAATGCGTCCCGATTTCCGGTTATTATCTTTTGCGACAAAGAATATAATTGCTCGTTTGTATAACCCATAAGTCGAGCATATAATATATGATTGTCGTAACGTCGGCAATTGAATCCGACAAGATTGAAGCGCATTAGATCTTCAATTTCAATAGGCGTTGGGTTGATCATACGTACTACCGGTTTTCCATCACCCTGAAATTTCCAATTGACTAAAAATAGATTTGGGAAAACTTCAACATCATAAAAAACAAGCCGAACGTCTTCACTTTTCGAGGGCTTAGAAATATCATCCGATTTGAATCGCATCTTTTTAACTAATTTGATGCAGTATTCCGCTTGGTTCGTACTGCTCATAGCAAAGTTAAGTATCGAATTGCGCATATCGGAAATATCATATTGCAATCCATTAGAATAAGCATCCTCAAGCCCTTTATATATGAAGTCGATACTCGGTTTGGTGTTGGCATGATATTCCTTGTTCAGATTTCGTTTAATAAAAGTTCTTAATGCCTTCTCGTTCTTAATGCCCTCAAAATTTACCATCTTATTTTCTCCTTTCATTGGTAAACCTGAGCTTATTTGTGCTATCGGTAGATTATTGCATTTAGTCAGTTTACGTCTAAGAGAGCTTTTACCAGTAAAGACTTTGACCTCGATATGATCGTCATAGAATCGGCTAAGTTTCTTGGAATCACCGGTATAAATATAATGCAAATGAATACCCTTACCGCTTTTACTCAATTCCGCATATGTTGCTGGCCATTTGCTTGCAGCAACCAGATTAGCTTCGAATGATTTTTCTCCACTTTCATCTGGGATGTCGAAGTCGATTACGATATGATTTTCAGGAAGCTTTACATAATGTACCTTGGTCGTTGAAATATCTTTAAGTGTTGTAGTCACATCATCCCAAGGTTTACTTGGAGTTTCTTTAGATGTGGCATATTGTGCCAGACAATTCGAACACACCTCGTCAAAAATAGACTTTTGGGATTTAAACTCAATAGTTGAAATATCAGGCTCGCATTTGGTAGTAAGTTTGACGTCTTCAAACTTGTCTGTCCGGAAACCCGAATAATAACTACGAGATCGCGTACCATCATCCATTGTAAAACGTTCCTTATAATCTCGGAAATAATTCTTAAGTTCTTCCTTAAACACTCTTTGACTTAACGGATAAGTTACCTTAGCTTCATCGCAATAAGCGTTATACATTTTCCAAGCGGCTTTTAGCGTGGTACCATCTTCGTTCTTAAAAACGTAATAAGAGTCTAAAATATAATTGTAGAAATCATTAGATGCTCCCAGCATTGCTAGTGGTATGTAAGTATCATATGCTCCTGGGTTCTCTTTATAAACTTCCAGACAATGATATGCTATACCGCCCAGCTCAAATTTAATGCGGTCTACAGTAGTCTTATACTCTTTGCTGCTAAGCTTATTGCCAGTTGGGGACACATCAATCAGACGTCGAATAAGACCTGATTTTGCATCTGTAATTTTTACAGGTTTATTCGTACCCATGAATAGCAAACATTTAAAGCGATTGGCGTAAGTAGATTTGAATTTCTCATTAACCGTCATAAGCTCATGTGAAACCAAGCTGTTAAGTCGTGTATTGTCTTCAATTCGAGACAAATCACCGTCGTGTTGAATAGCCACTAGCGGATTAGACTTAAATGCTTCCAGAGCAAATGAGTTACTTGACGAACCAAGGGCTTTCGCATCAAAAACCGAATAATAGCCTTCGAATAACTGCTGAATAATATTTAGAACGGTCGATTTACCTGTTCCGGCAGCGCCATAAAGAACTAAAAATTTTTGAAGTTTCTTACTATCTCCAGATACGATTGAACCAATAGCCCATTCTATTTTATGTCGTTCTTCGTCTGAATAAAGAGTAGACATTAACTTGTCATATGCTGAAATATCACCCGCTTCAAGAGGATAATTAAGCTTTTTACTTGCGTAATCAGTCTTTTTCAATTCAGTATTCGAGAATATCAGCTCTTCATCCAACATACGGTAGTTGTCCCGCATTTGCTTTTGACAATATTTATGCCATGAATCTATCATTCCAGATTCGGCATCCCACATATGAAGGACCTTTAGGTTTGAATCAAATTTTTGCCGGTTTTCCTCGGCATATCTATCCAGTTCGCGATCTATGAGTTGCAGTGCGTCCTGCTCCTCGGTGGACCATAAACCGCGTTCCTCAATCCAGATGGCATAAAAATCGCCACCGCGAATCATAAGATCGGAGCTTTTACAGACAATAAACTTCGGATAGATTTCGATTACTCCACGCTTTGTGCTGCGTGTTGAAATCATTAAGAAGTCCATCATTCATGTTATCCTCCTCTCTTATTTGAAATATAATTATTAATCGTCTCTAAGCTCCAATTTAATGGACTGTCAAATGTAAATATCAATTCCTCTTTATTGGGAAGTTCGATTATTATAGCATTCGGTCCTTTCGGAAACCACTGACTGATTAGGTTCGAAAATTGAGGAAACCTAGCGATTAACTGGTCAAATATCATTTGTTGAGTCATGGCCACCTCAATTGTTTAAATCTGTTAAATACCAGCATAGCTGATACCATATTTCGGTTGATCGCATGTCACGATGTTTTCGATTTGTTTTAAATAAACCGCCCTCGCCATTTGGAGCGTATTCTCGTTCGAGAAAGCGAGTTATAACATAGTCTATATAATCCGCATCAAAATTCCTATCATCCATCGAAATCAAGCCGAGATTTTCTATCATACTCCAGAACCATTGGCCTGTTCTATCCCCAATATCTGGATCGTCCATGATTTGTTCTTCACAACGAAAAGCCAGTGCGACCATCATTTCAAGGACTGATACATTATTATCATCCAGGTGTTCCTTTATGAGTGCGTGCGAATAACCGCATTCATATCCGAATCTATATCGAAGATCTATCCCATCTTGGGCCCGATTCCTATCTCTTGGCAAAATATAATAGAAATCCTTCTCAAAAAGTGCCATCAAAAGCTTACGATAGGATAGATTCCTCATATAGTATTTGTCATGGACGAGCTGATACATCCAGTCAAAATATTCGTTGCACAGCTCATCGTCTATCATCTATATTAATTCACCTCCGTTGTATCATGGTAAAGCCTCCGAGACAAAAGAATCTCGTATTCACACTTGTAATTTTCATTACGAATATGCAGTGCGTCATTCTCGTACTCACCCATATGGTTTAGATTTTCCAAACCTACCACGTCATCAACATTTTTGACGATATGATCATCTTCATCGGTCAAAACACCATCAATATAATAGTTCAAATTGACTATGGTGTACTCGTCATCTATGGCGAAATCATCGGGTGAAATAATATAAGGAGGTTGATATGATGGATCGTTTAGGATTACCGGATCCGAAGATTCCTCATTATCTTTCTGTGCTACTGTATCGACCATATCTCCCGTAGCTTTAACAAGGCTCTTGGGATCAGTATAGTCGATATAACCATGCTTCGTCAGTTTTGCAGCGTATGCTATCAAATCGGGCTTTTCGTTAGGTTCCGTAGCACCATTTAAATCAACGGTTACTTCTTCCGACTCTTTCTTTTTACGATAATGCTCCCTTACCTCATTTATCTCTTCCTGCGTTTGACGTATGTACTTCTCTTTAAGCAGCCGCCAAGTCACGAATGACCCTACTGCCACACCGCCTATAAATATAATTGCTTTGTACATTTTTTCTCCTCTGTACGGATCGTCATAATGGTTAAAGCCAAACCACCAAATAGCATTGCGATGCTCAATAGCATCCCTCCACAAATGTGGCGTTTCCTCTCAGTATCCAAAATATCATCAATCTGGACAATTATTCCATTAATCAGATCCATAGTCTTACTTCCTATCTTTACCAATAAGGACTGCTATGCCTGTTGCAAAGCAAAAAACAGACATGCTGGCTAAAACATAAGATAAAATGACTTGCCCGGTATTCATATTACTACCTCCTTGTTTTAGTGTTTTTGATTGATTTTGTCCCACATTACTCCATCAACGTTAAAGTCAAGAAGAATGGCGGGTTCGAAACCATTTACAAAATCTCTAGATACTGCCTTATAAATATCGTAAATACCGAAAGAAACATGACAATCCGCGTTCTGGTCCTCCGGATCATAAATCCAACCAACTACTTGACCTATACTACATTTAGGAATTCCAAGGCTCTCGTAAACATCGTTCAAGAAAAGATAGCCGTCTGCACGAAGCCTCTGATTAGCATAGTTTTCCTGAGCACGGAGGAACATCAAATTATAATCTGGATTCTTCTCCCAATTCGGATTAGTTTCGTCAAAGAAGCGAGCGTATACACTGTTCTTTTCATTTTCTACGACCGGAACTATGGTCTTGGTTTTCTTAGTTTTTCCGTTTTCGTCTACAACGGTCTCTTCTATTTTCTGAGCCTTAATGCCATATTTCAATTCACGATCCACAGTTTCACCATAACGTTCAGTAAGGCGTTCGCGATAACCCTTAAAGCTCTTATCGAGTGCCGCATATGCAGTTGCCAGTGCAATATTCCGCTTACGAAGAATATTGTTCGACGTCAGAATCCCAGTTATTGACAGACCACCGAGAAGAACCGCCGGGCCATACAGCTTAGCAAATTTCAATGCTGTCTGAGCGTAAACTATTGTGAGATCCTTTTTCATATCACTCTCGGTATACTCATCGGCGTACTTCTCATCTTTGGCTACCGTATGTATTTTTTCAACATCCTCTTTATGCTGCTCCAAAATATCATTCACCTTGGTGGTTGCCTTACAGGCCATTACAGCGCTTACAACAGTGCCTATAACTCCAGCCACTACAAGAATCTCGGGGCTATACTGACGCAACTGAAAGCCGGTCTTCTTAACAAAACTAGCTGCTTTAGTACTAATGTTACTCATTATTTTCTCCTTCTTAATCTAATGGAGTTGCTTTTGGCATTCTTAAAATATAACCATCACGGGTACGCTCGATATATGCTTGACGAATATCAGTCCAACCGTATTTATTATCGGTATAGCGTCCTGTAATACCTACCAATTCATTAAGATCGGCTACGCTAACTGATGGATAGCGATTTAGCAGATCGTCTAATGTCGACAATACCTCGTCGGCGTCTCCACGTTTTTCAAATTTCAAGTCATCAAAGAAGTATCGTGACGCACTACGAACGTAATTAGGTTCCCTGCGATCATTCGGTCTATCGTAACAGCTATTATATGAAACCTGCGATGCTCGTTTATTAGTTGTTTTTCTATTTCTTGACGTCTCACCGTAAAGCATCATGTTTACGCTATCCGATATGACAGCTTTAAACGCCGGAAGTAATACTTCGGTCCAAATATAAGATTTTACAGTATGCAAATCTTCTTTGACAAATGTCTCAGCGAATTTTTGAATATCGTTTTTCTTCTTTACACTGACGTTGCCGGTTACGATACGCTCTAAGTTTTTTTCTGATTCTGTTTTTGTTCTCTCCTTGTACTTATCAGAATTCGGTTTCAAATCATTTAATATATCCACAGTCGTGTTGTTTTCGGCCATGTGATTACTCCTATCTGCTAATAAAAAAAGTAAAGGTGCCTTGTTGCAGACACCTATACTTTTGGGTCACATCAATTACTTGATCTTCTCTTCCCAATCATTGAACTCTTCGAATTCATCCGTCTTAGATTCTACATAAACGGCCTCTTTAGAAGCTTTCTTTGCTTCGTGCTTCGCCTTGAGCTTAGCCCAGAGCGGTTTGATGGCGTACTTATATGCTGCTACGCCTACAAGTGCTGCCCCAGCAACCACCCCAGCTATCTTAAGGGTCTTACTTCCTCCGCAAGTTGCAACCTCTTCAGTGACGTCCATGATGTCCTCTGCGTTAGTCATGATTTCGTTAGTTTCCATAATTGTTCTCCTTTCAGATTATAATAAGTTAATGTTTCCTTCATAATAGAAAATGTAATTTTCGCGTACTAACGGCAATATTTATACGTAGGAGATATATTATAATCTACCGTTATACACGGAGTGCCATCTTCGGACAGATGAGCGCTAAACCTAAAATTGATAAGGCCGTCTGCAATATTCCAACCCAAGTCATCTCCAATTTTTATGGGTGGTAGCCCTATTTCGTAGTAAAACTCATTAAGCGAGATGTACATTTCATTAACGAGGCGCTTATTTACCTCGTTTTGCACATGCTTGAGTTTTTCGATATCTGATTTGAAATATCTTGATGAAATGGTATCAAAGCAAACCGTATCGCCCTTAGAGGTTATGATTACTTCGTTAGTTTTCATCGGGTTTTCTTTAATATGATCCTCTGCTATAGCGTCACGAATAATCTCATTCTTCTTTTCTCCGACGATTTCAACCACCTTTTTTTCATAGTTGTTAAGAGCAGCCTCGGTTATGCTCCATGCCGCAGTCAATGCTGCTCTACGCTTAGTATTTTCCGAACTCGCTCCGATTAGACAGGCAACAGACATCCCACTAGCTATTACAGATGGTAAATAAGAACGCCATGTGGCTTTGACGGTTTCAATCGGAGTCAATTCATCTTGATGAAGTTCCCGCTTAGATGCTTCAATCAAACGCAATGCCTCTGGTGTAGCTCTAACGGCCAATATCGTAGATGTAAGCATTCCGGTAATACCAATACCTGTTAAAATTTCAGGATAATAGGTATTTAAAACGGTTTTTGCTTTACGCATAAATGTCGCCATTTTAGATGTGCTCATTTCATACTCCTTTTTAATGATAACGCTTTTCTTAACAATAGAATATAAATCTCCTCTGCCATTTCATAAGCATAGGAAAACACCACGCTTCTTGCTCCATCATTCATACTATAAAATTCATACATCTCTTCCTTAAATTGTTTAACTGTTTGAACCGGATCGTCCGTACTACTTTCAAGCCTTTTAATTATCTCGCTTGCCGCACAAGATGAATAAGCTACTTCTTGCAGATAGTAATGAGGCCATCCGACTTTCGGTTTGGGAATAGATTTTAAGCAATAGCCATGAATGAAATTAATAGCCTGATCATTTGTCATACCAGTACTCCAAATAAATAAGAGTCCGTGTTCCGGACCCTTACTGTCTGTTCGCGAGTGCTTTAGCAATCTTATCTTCGATTACTCCGTCTAGCTTCTTGTCATTAATACGGTCGATGGCAAAAGTTACTGCCATTCCGATTATGCTAAGAGCTATATTCAAGATTTTAATCGTTTTGATGTTCATAAGCTTTTAGCCTCCTTTCATAATATAAAATGTTTATTTCGCGTAAAAAACAAAAAGATAAGAGTCCATATTCAGACTCCTACCTTCTCGATTCGTGTTATCGAGTGAACCTTCTTCGTGCATCGATCACGTTTTCAGCTACACTATCGAACGAATTCAAGTTCACAGAGCTCTCAATTCTTCTTTTCTCATACTTTCTCCCAAAAAAGAATCCTATGATACCCATTAATCCAAATCCACCAATAGTAAAAGCTTTTCTATGACGCTTCACAAATGATTTAAGTTTACTCATTTCAACACCTACCTTTCATAAAAGGAATTGTAAATTGTGCGTGAATTATTCCATATCGAGATAATCAGCTGTCGGAGGAAACGGAAAGTGAATATAAATGCACTCTAACCCATCATCCAACGTCACCAGCTCATGATCGAAATCAATCCATGAATAACCATAATAACATTCACCAGCTTCAACCGACCATCCGACAGTCTCGCCAAATAAAGTATTTGCGGGATGAAGATCCAAGAATGCATATAGCTCGTTCAGGTTTGCATAACCTCTAAGCTGGTAATTCCGATTGAAGTGATACTCGGCCAGTAATACCTCTTCTTTTGTACGAGTGAAGATTTCCCCATAATACTCTTCAAAAAACAGGAATTTTTCATCACTTAGCATTAAGTCAGTATTGTCGTCGACTTTAGAGCGTATCATAGCACCCCTAACTTCTTTGTCAGCTTCATCACCATAGAGCTCTCGCATCTTTGACTTATACTCTTCATATGAATTACTCAAAAGGGTATATGCTCCGATCAATGCTTCCTTATTATTTCGGCTAATAGCGTCCGAACCAAATATACAGACTATAGTGCCTATGCATGAAATGGCAGTTGGAATATAACATTTCCAAGCTGATTGTATAGCCTCCAGCTTGGTGTAAGCATACGGGTCGCCGTCATGATTAAAGCGGCTATCTGCTTTTATAAGTTCACAGGCTTTTGGCGTAGCGCGGATCGCAAGTATTGTCGTTGCAATAACCCCTCCGGACCCTATGACCGATAGAATTGTTGAGTTGTTTCGTTTTACAAAACGTTTAATGTTCGCTATAAACCTTGTCATCTCATGCTCCTTTCAGAGAAAACGTCGATCGATTACTGTTTCCCATCGTTTGCGTGGTAATGGTTTCATCTTTAATGCCCACATTATTTGACGAATCGTAACCGTTGGATATAAACCGTCCATACATCTTTTAGCGCGTCTATCGAAATACTCTTTGAAGCCCTCGTGCAAATATAAAACGTCAGTTAACCAAGGGTCTATTTCATCCCACCAAGTAATCTTGGTAGATGAGTCAAATCTTTGCTGAACGACGGCCAAACCCTGCTCTCCAATTTCATATAATGTGCAGTGTGTATAAACTGGATGGTCGCAAATATAGGCACGTCCATAACGGGATCTATAAATAGGCGGTTTTTCAAAGAAATATCTCATAAATCAGAAATTAAGATGCCTTGTTAGACACCTTAATCCTTTCATAATTACTTAGTGGGTTTAAATCTGTTAAACAGTCCTCTAAATGTCGTCGAGGTGTACGCTCCAGTCTCTTCGAACTTAAAGCCTCTTTTCATCCATATTCCGTAAAATACCAACGGTAAACCGATTCCCAACAAACCAACTATAAGATCTGTCCAATTCTTGTCTTCCCGATTTTTCAAATCATACAGCTGACTTAGGTTTTCAGTTGTTTTCGCGTATTTTTCATCATACGGTTCCAACGCGGCTAAATGATCAAAGTCCTTTTCGATCTCACCTTTTAGCTTTTTTCTTTCTGTAAACATTTTATACCCCTTTCGTTATGGTTTCATAAAAGAAGGTGTTAATTTCGCGGAAGAAAATCTTTCTGTTCAACAGCGAAAGTTACAAACTTCTGTCTGGAAATATCATCAACAGTATGCCCTTTAAGCTCCAAGAACAGATAAGGTGGTTCTTCAATATCTGAATGATCCATACGAAGAGTGCCAAAAATCTCCTTACCATATTTTAAACCCCGCAGATAACCAGTTATCTGACCGACTATCAATGAGATAATACTCACAATAAGGTACCAAGTGTAATTCATAATTCTATTCTCCTTTTCTATAAAATATCATTAATAATCGTCACCCGCATATGGTATTCGCAAAAAGAATAAGAGACCCGGTTTTCCAAGTCTCTTAAAACCTTAATGCAAGGCACGATAAATCTCCCGCACACCACCGATGATCAAGCAAATAGGCGCAACGAGTACAGCACACACGACATTAATAATCGTACGAAGTAAAGACCAGCCTTGTACTTTGCGAATCCAAATGTTCGCAGTAGCGGCTACTGCTACGACTCCAATTACTAGATACACGATAAATGCGATTAACATAATTATCACCTTCCTTTCATAAAAGAAAATGCATATTTCGCGTAGAAAAAAGAAAGAGCCCTCGTGGGCTCAATCCGTGGTATAAACATAAATATAATTTTGTGGTATGTCTCTATTCGAGAAGACTCGTACAATCAATAATTCTTTGATCAAATTTCTCCATTCGGTATTGGAACAAGTTAAGTTAATGTACCACATCGTACTATTCTTCCAGCCGCAACTTCCAACTGCCATGTCAATTTGTATTTGAGTAAACAGCCGGCTGCACGTCTTTTGTATAATACGCAGTGCCTCCATTACTTTGGTTTCGTCCATAACCAAATGATGTCTCTTGTAGATAATGTTGTCAAAAGTCCTCATCATAATACACCTACCTTTCATAATAGAAAATGTAGGTTTCGCGTATTTACTGCCTTTCGCGATCTAATATCCAGAAGAACCGTCTGTACAATTCGTAGTAAACGTCTTTACAGCAGGGAATATCTAATCTAGCTTTAATCTGTTCGTAAGACAGCCCCTCCGTTACTCCGATAAGAATATATTTTGATAGCTCTTCACTCGTCAAAACCGCTACTCGGTTAACCAGTTCTACTCTATCTCGGTAATAGATTTTAGACATCGCATAACGCTCTGTAGGGCTTTCTGAGAGGTTTTGACTTTTTAACTCCCTGGGGTCCTTATTAGAGCCATTAAGCCCGTCTAGAGCCGAATATGCTCGTTTCCAAATATAATATTGTAGACAAAAGTGTTTCAGCTCATAATACCTATGCCGTTCAATCCAATATTTGTTCTTCTCTGATACTTCCGGTCTTATCGTAGTGCTCATTTCTTTTCTCCCTTCCACATATAACCAGTTTCCTCATACAGACGCTTTGGCGAAATATAAAAGTTGATGCGCCCGTACTTGCTATTCATTTGTTCAACGCTACCAATCAACTTTCCGTTTCTTGTAGCTTTTCCGATTGGTAGCCATCCGGATATAATACCGGCTCGGACCCAGGAAGCATCCTTTCCATACACCCTTGCAACTACGGCCACTGGAACTGACCCTTCTTTAAATACATTATCGTTCAATTTCATCTCTCCTTTTTCGATAAAGCTTTATTACTATTACCTCCTTCGCCATTCATTTTAGAACTGCCAAGGAGCATTATTGAAACGGAACTCAGTGAACTTCTCCACTCTTTAATTGTTGTTTCGCAAGGATAATCTTCGTAATCTAGATTAAATGAAGTTAGCTTACCGGATATGAAACCTAATATAATGTCGGATTTATAATGACGATATGGGATAATATAGTCGGGTAAACATCTCCTAATCCGGCCACAAGACATGCAGTATTTACGTTGCACCTTAATCCAATGACGTTCCCCTCGTTCAGTTCGAAGAATTCGAGAGACGGTGTCATAGTATCGCAGCTCTCCACCACAGTCATTGCACCGTTCATCAGTAGTCATAGCATCTTTAATGATAAGCCTTAAAAATGCAAAAAGAAAGAGTCCATGTAGGACTCGTTCCGTTAATTAGTTTTCTTTAATTGGTCCATTAAATATCACCTTACTAGATGGGAGTAAGTTAGATTCCTTCTTAAACTGGTAACCTAGATTAGAACGAGCTTTCGCAAGCGTTGGCGCCATTGTCGCTCCTTCCCATTTATCGGTTAGTAATCTTCCGAATGAATTCGTAACCGGACCCTTATAGCTAAAGTGTTTGTATTCCATATAAACCTCCATAAATATAATTCTCATAAAAGAGGCTGTAAAAACTGCGTATGTATAAATTGACAACTCCTACAGATTCGCTATATACTTGCTTTGGGAGGTGTAAATATCAATGCTTAGTAAATGTCCAGAATGTGAATTACAAGTGAGCGATAAAGCAATTAGCTGCCCACATTGTGGCTATCCATTAAAACCAATTGGAAAAACATCAGCTTCGCGTAAGAATAAACGCAGACGTCTCCCCAATGGTTTTGGGCAAATAAGTGAGATTAAAGGCCAAAATCTTCGAAATCCTTTTCGGGCTATGGTAACAATTGGAAAAAATAAAAATGGCCGACCAATATGTAAGCCACTAAAGCCAACATCTTATTTCGCATCTTACAATGATGCTTATGCGGCCTTAGTTGAATATAATAAAAACCCTTACGATCTATCAGATAGCATTACCGTAAAGGAATTGTACGAACGTTGGCTTCCCGAATACTCTAAACAACGAGGTTCATCAGCAGCGGCCGCAATTAAAAATGCATGGCTATATTGCAGTGAGGTATACGAGATTGTCGTTCTTAATCTTCGTCCGCGCCATATTAAGGGTTGCCTAGAAAATGGAATAGCTGTCTTTAAAGGTGTTGAACATTGTACCACTCGCTCCATTCAAGTTAGCATAAAGACGCTATTTAACCTAATGCTCGATTACGCCGTGGAATACGAGATAACTGACAAAAATTATGCACGTTCTTTTACGATCTCTTCATCTGGAATAAAGTCAGATTCTCCTCCCGTACAGGAGCATATCTCCTATAGTGATGAGGAAATGGAAAAGCTTTGGGCGAATATAGATAGGATACCGTATATTGATATGCTACTATATCAATGCTATTCTGGATGGAGACCACAAGAATTATTCCTTCTAAAGATCGAAGACGTCAATCTGGACGAAAATACTGTGATGGGAGGCATGAAAACGGACGCCGGTGTAAATCGAATTGTACCGATACATCCTCGAATCCGTTTTATAGTCGAACGACGCTATGAAGAAGCCAAGCAACTTGGAAGCGAATATCTTTTTAATACTCCACCTGAAAGCGGGGCCAAATATCTACAGTTTAGCTATCGAAAATACTACGATAAGTTTGTAAATATTAGAACTAAGCTCGACCTAAATCCGGAGCATCGTTGTCATGACGGACGAAAGCATTTTGTCACGATGGCGAAGAAATATCAAGTAGATGAGTACGCCATCAAGTACATCGTCGGGCATGCTATTACGGATATAACTGAAAAAGTATATACCGAACGGGACGTCGAATGGCTGAAAGAAGAGATGAAAAAAATCAAATAGGTTCTTTTCAAGAATTATGTAGGAATCGTGGTGTAGGAGTGATATATGAATAATATAGGAATATCCTACATTTTTCATCTTTGTATCACCCCTAACCACTTTTTAATTCCTACGATTTATTCAGGCGTTTTCTGTCTTTTTCGATTTGTCTAATAATTTTGGTTTTTGCCGTTAAGAGCATAATCATAAT